TTCATAAGACAGCTTTGCGCTATCCGTTATCCCTGTCCCCGTCGTAAGTTCAACCTGGCAGCCCGCATAGCGTTGTTCTCCCTCTACCAGGAACAGAATGCCTTTATCACTGTCATTGCCAGCAAGCAAGGCCCCTCCTATTTTAGGACTCTCCGGTGATTGTTTCGTCGTGGCGAGCAGATATCCCATCAGCCACTGCGTGCCCTGTCCCGTCATCGTAAGGCTTACATCTGTAAAAGGAACAGTGGGAATCGGGGCGGCGTCGGTTGCACTGACAATCATGCCATTACTGATGGGTGCCGATATATAAGCAAGTTGAGGATTGGTACTGCTGCTTTCCTGCTCTTCCCCGTTGATAGTGATTTTCCCCGCATAATAATCGGTATCTGCTTTCAAGTTGATGCTCAAGGTATCCTGATACGTTGTAGCATATACGGTATTTCCATCTGAGTCTGTTTGTGAGGATAACTCCGGATGGTTGCAGGTAAGCGTAATGGTCTGATGCTCTTTTTGAATCAGGGTTATCGTCTTTCGTGCATCTGCCTGTGACAGGTCAGCCGTCCCCGTCACCAGTTCACCCTCTGAGGTATAAAACTTTTTCCCCTTAGCCACATCGGCGGCTTTCGCCGTTGTGTCAGACACTTCGCAGAACCGTGCCCTGCCGCCGTTTTTTAGGGGAATCAGGATGGATGGCACTTCGCTGTAACTGGCTCCGGCTATCGTCACATTTACCTTCATGGCCTTCCCTCCTTACTCGACAGTCAGGATTTTCGTCAGGCTGTCCTGGGAAACGGAAACGGTCGTCAGACTGCCCGTCACCTTGGTACCATTGATGTAGGCCGTCTTACCGCTGACAATCGTCCCCGCGGCGGCGGTGGCATCACTGGTATCGACTACGCTGGACTTGCCGCTGATGCCGAGGACCGTCACCCCGGACTTGATGTTCCCGCTGACCAGCTTGGCCTGTTCCTCGCTGCTGATGCGGACTGCCCCTTTGCCGTTATGGAACCCGGCCGGGATGGTATACGTGCCATCGGCCTTGCTGATACTGCCGCTGACGGCTCCGTTATTGGGCATGGAACCCGCGACGAAGCCGTTCCCGATAAAAGCGGATTTCCCGTCAGGATATCGCCCGATGCCGCCGTAGCCCCGGTCGTATCATAAAAGACAGCTGTCCCCTGCCCTTCTGCCAAAGGGATGGAAACCTGCGGCACTTCCGCATACACGACCGAATTGATCTTTACATTTTTCGCCATGTTGATTGCTCCTTTACTCGACTTTCAACTCATAGCCATTAAAGCTGATTCTGCCATAGTTCGACGGGATGGCAGCTACCGTCACCCGGGAAAGGGCCGCATGACCGCTGTCAGCAGTGACGACCTGTTTCTCATCGGATGGGATGATGCATTTTTCCTGAAAGTCCCCGGACGGGGCCTGGGGCATGGAAAGGATGCCGATGAGACTGTTTCCCTTATGTGCCATCGTCCGTCACGCCCCTTTCCAAGAAAAAAGGCCGGGGCGGGATAAGGGTATCGGTGTATCCGTTCTCCCGCACTAGCTCCACATCATAGAGATAACGGCCGCAGGGAAGGCTCCGCGTATCGTCCGGCCAGAAAACCAGGAAGCACGCCGCCCCTTCCTGCCGAATGCCCTGTTCCAGTGTCTTGGTCAGGACAGGTCTTTCATCGGTGAGACTGCGCTTCAGCGTGAACGTCAGCTCATCGCGCTTTCCAGGGATGAAAGGTTCCCCCGTCACACGGTCGCAAATGACCAAGCGGATTTCTGCCGAATCGCCCCTCACCAGGCGAATCCGGTTCTGCACCACGGAGAAGCTCATTTCCATCCCCCCTGTTCCGGCTGCCGCTGTTCCATGGCATCCAGCCTGCGGTGGGCATGTTCTGCCAGGGCTTCCACCCGGGACAGCCGTTCCGCCATCTTCTGCCGCTTGGCTTCCGTATCCGACAGCTGGCGGCGAAGTTCTGCGATACAGTCCCGGAGGCTCCGCACCGATTCATTCAGCGGCTTGATGACGCTGAAATTAAAGATGACGCCGCAGAGCATCAGGACCGATACCAAGGATGCGGCCATCTGTAACCATTCAGCCATATTCCTCACCTCCTAGCCTGTCCGCTGGAACATGTACACGACGATGGACGGCTGCATGTTGTTGTGCGGCTGGCCACCACCCGTCCGGGAAAGGCTGTGGGAATGATTCCCATCCCAGGAGGTATGCCCGTCCACCTGATTCCCATGCCAGCAGCCGTCGCCATAACCTACGGCAACAGGTGCATCATTGCCTTCACAGGCATCCCACTGGAAGTTGCGCGGCAATGACCCGCAGGACCAGTGACGATGATTTCCGCTGTCTCCGACTGTATGGCCATGAGCCGGAGTTTCTGGAATCGTAAGGTTGTGCTTCTCCTCGCCCAGCTTGTCCCCGGCCTTGTACATGGTTCCGCTGTCTGCCGCTCCGGCCCCGATCAGGCAACGTCCCATGGCAAAGGCCACCCAGGTCGTCCCGGCCAGTACGTTCGCGGGATTCTTCCCGTCCGCAGAAATGTAGATGGCATTGACAGGGAACGGGCATGCCTGGATCTTGGCCACGGCTTCCTCGTCCATATCGGCGTAGGTGACCTTGCCCCAGCTGCCGTTGCTGTGCAGGACGGTATTCAGCTTCCCAGCAGAAGGTGACGGGACCATACCGCTCTGGCCTGCCGTCTTTTCGCCGCAGCCGCTGAAATCTGGCAGTGTAATATCCTTCGTGCCATCAAAGACAACCCGGTGAATCTTCCGCCCCGTCTGCAGCTTCGACGCACTGGCCGCATTGCCGCTGATGCCAGTTGCGTGGGCATTGGCGTCCGTCAGATGGGCATTGATGTCAGGCAGCCGTAGCGGAAATCCGCTCATAGAGCCGGGCATCATTGCTGACCAGCTGGGACACAGTCTTGTTCTGCTGGTTGAATACAACCGGGTCTTCCGAAAGATACTGTGGGAAAAGCACATCATAATCCAGCGTATTCTCCACAGCTTCTGTGGGCCGGACTTCCTGTCCGGCACGGTCCGGGAAGTCGGCAGACCATTTCTCTTTGCTGTAATCATCCATTTGTCATCACTCCTTTCTTGGATACGATGGTCGCCGTCGAGAAGGTAGCTTCCCCGTTCCAGTAAATCTTGCCATTCCAGGAATAACCCAGGTAGATGGCGTATCCCAGATGGGCCGGCTTGTAGATGTTGAGCTGCGTGATGAGCTTCTGCAAGGTCGTGGTATCTTTGCCGTTCATGATGCAGTACACCTTGAAGTAGTATTCCTCATTGACTTCCTCGATATGGCCGACACTGTAGAGATTGATGATGGAGTTCATGAAATCTTTTGTAGACACATCCACGTGCTGCAGCTTGAAGAGAATCCGCTGCCTGCGGAATTCGTCACTATCTCCGTCACTGGGCTTGATGCCCAGGAACGATTCATAAAGCGGCAGCGCCCAGGTGGCGGTGTTCACGAAGAAGTTGTCCGCCAGGTCCTGCAGAGCCAGGCGCAGACGGTCATGCTCCTCATTGCAGGTTTCTGCCGCGCAGTGGAACATCGGGTCTTTGGATAAGAAATTCGGCAAATACTTCAGGATATCCATCCGGCTCTGCCGCATCCAGTCATTGGCTGACAAGGTTCAGCACCACCTTCCCTGCCACGGGGATCTGCTCGTTCGTCAGTTCCACGTTGGCCGCTTTTCCATTAAGCTTCAAATCCTTATAATCTGTAATGCCGCTGATGGAAAGGAGGAGTTTCCCCATCTGGGCCAGGCTGACATAAGAAAGCGTGAAGCCCGTCTGCTTGAGATAGGCTGTCATGGCTGCCTTTACGGCATCGGGGCTGGCTGTGCCATAGACATCTGCCGTCAAATCAATGGATAATGGCGCCGGCGAAACGACGGTCACGGTCGCACCGATAGGCCGCTGGCTTTCGATGTAGTCATAGACCTCCTGGATCAGTTCAGCCGATGCCGATTCATTCTCTGCCGTGACGATGATGACCTTCACCGTGCCATTGCCCTGCCAGAGCGGGATGACTTTGCAGTTCCCGACGCCATCGACAGACATGGCCCAGTCACGATAATGATTGGCATTGCCCGAGGTGATAGGCTGGCGCACCCGGAACAGGAGCCGGGCAAGGAGTGCGTCATCCGTTTCTTCATCCGCCCCATCGGTGCATTTCTTATGGTTAACGACTGCCGAGATATTCGGGATGGAATAGGGGATTTCTGTAATCGTTCCTTCGGCCACATTGCCACTCGCCCCGGCATCGGCAGCTTCCACGGGAATCGTAACCTCAGCGGCATCAGCAGGAATGGTGGCCGACTCCAGGGTATAAAATCGCTGGCCGTCTTTTGTCTGGAAGAGACTGCTGCGAATGATGTAGGCTCCTGCCATCCCCGTCACCGTAACTTCTCCTTTGGCCTTGACGGCTTTCTTGCGATCGACGCCAAATTCCGCTGCCCGCAGCGTCAGGTAGTCGCCCCAGGACGTTTCGGCAAAGGCCGCGTCGCGCAACATGGCCATCTCGGCATAGCTGCTCTCAAATTCCACAGCATTGGCGTCGATCAGGTCGCGGGCAAAGGTGCCTTCCATGGTACTTTGCTCTTTTTCCGTAATGGTGTGCAGGGTCTGGGCCATGCGGCTCTCAATCACATCTTTGGTCTGTGCATCAAATAAATTGCTCATGCCTCGCTCCTTCCTGCCGTCACGGTCAATGATTCGTCACTGTAAATGGAAGTGACGTCAACCGTAATGGCCAAATCATCCCGTTCCCGCTTCTCCACCTCGATATGGTTAATGCGGGCAATGTACGGATTCACCATCAATCCCTCACGGATATTCTGGCAAATCCTGTCTGCCGTATACTGGCTGTTTGGCGCTCTCCCCTGATACGGCTCGATGGTAATGCCATAGCTGTCATCATAGGCCAAGTAGCGATACCGCTCGGTGAGGATTGCCTTATAAATCCAGACCTTGAGGGCTTCATTTTCTGTCACCATCAGGTTCTGGCCTTTTTCATCGTAGCGGAAGCACTGCTTATCAAAGTCATAGCCGTATTCTACGAAAAGAGGCAGCGACTCATTCCGGTGCGCTGCCTGGATGCTGTTCATTGCTACAAAAGGATCAGCCATGGCCATCAATCCTCACAATCTCATCCAAAATAATGTACTGCTGAATCCGGTCGTTGATGAGCATGGGCATGATGGCCACGTACATGCCGGGCTTTAGTGTATCCGTATAGATGACGGAATCGGTGTAGTCATTATCGATATCATGATTATGGGACTGGTAAGCCGCATCACCGCTGCCGCCGGCACGATTCTGTGTCGCCGATACCAGATGCCCTTTAGCTGTGCGGCCATAACCTGCCAGGAGATAATGGGAAATCCACAGCTCCTCTTTGGTCAAAATGATGCCATTGTAGCGGACCTTGATATCTGGCGGCGAAGCCAGGATCTGCCCGATTTGAATGTCCGGGCTGTTGCTGCTGCGGCTGACCTGCTCCATCAGATTCAGCAGGCTGATATACGGATTTTTCTGCACACGCTCACCCCCTTGAGGTCTTGATAATCGTTGCCGGATAATAGTCGCTCCCCATATCGATGCTGCCTTCGTAGTGATGAAAACAGCCATAGACATTGGAGCTGTTGCCCCAGCAGCCGCCGCTCCCGTCATAGATGACGACATGCCAGTTCGGATCCGGCTTGCTGTAGCGGTTGTACATGATGATGTCGCCCTTTTCGAGCTGCGACGGGTCATAAGGGATAGCCAGACCCTGCGCTTCGGCATCGGCCCGCAGCTGATCGCAGCCTTTCACGCCATTGTTATATTCCTGCGCTGCAAAAGGTGAATAGCCCGCCGCAGCGATGGTCGCCCGGTCGACACAGCCTTCTGAGCCATAGGGAGAAACGGTACCCTCGAAATTGGCCATACACGCATCGACCACACTGCTGCCAGCCACAGCGCCACCTGTAGAAACAGAAGATGTCGATTCCGTTTCCGCTGGCGGCACATAATCCGGGTTGGCATTGTACGATGTACTGTCCAGTTCCTGTTTCTGCTCATCCAGCAGTTTGTTGAACACCAGATGCAGCTCCATCAGGTGCTTGTTGCCTTCGATTTTATGGCTGTCTGACTTGATGAAGAACTGGCCCTTGAGCTGTTCTTCCTGGATTGAGACAGAAAACCCGGCGATACACTGGATATGACCGATGGCCCGGATGGACATGTCATGGGCGACGGTCTTCAGCATGGCCCTTGCCTGCGAGGCATCGTCCTGCTTGGGGTCGGCCTTGCAAATGGCCTGGATGAGACCGAATCGGTCGATATCCGTCTGATTGGGCAGTTCGCCTTTCGTCTGCCCGGCACTGTCGACGACGATGACCTTAGAAACCATGTCTTCGACCGACTCCGACACGGAAGCGCCGGTCAGGTTTGTCACATCGCTGATCAGGAAATCTTCCACCACCTGGTCGTTCATGCAGACCACGTTGAGCTTCCCTTCGGTCATGTAGATATGGTATCCCTTGCCATCTTGTGCGGATTGATAGGATAATGCCTGCTTGATAGCCTCCGTAGCCGAGATATCATCGGCAATGAAATTGCAGGTGACGGACAGGTCGGGAATAGTCCCGGCCGGAATAGAAAAGTCATTGATGGTCTGGCGGATGGCGTCGGCCACTGTGACGTTCGTGTACTTCTTGGTTATGCGGGACTTGGCCAGATAGACGATATTGTCAAAGGCTGTAAAATGCATCACGGAAGAGCCGCTCTCCCGGCTGCGGCCAAAAATACGTCCCTGGAACAGGTGGACAGTCTGCTGCGTCTTATCGTCAATGTGGATAAACAGCACCTCGTCCCCCAGTTCCAGTTCCGGATTCTGCCAAGATTTATCCCGCGTCGTATAGGCCAGGTCGAATTCCAGCCTGCGTCCGGCCTGCTCGACGTCCCCGGACCAAGTTGCACAAATCAGCCAGCCCGTAAGGTCTGCGTTCTCGGGCTTTTTCTGGCCTTCCGTCTGAGCATCCTCGGTATTGGTTTTCTTATTGATTCTTTGCAACTGGAACATTTTCATCATTCCTTTTGAGGTTCATCGTCGTCAGGCGGATGATATCCCCGGGCGAAAGACCGCCGTTACGGACGATGCTACGATAGATCTGGAACTTCGAGAACTGCTCATTGTTGAGCGTCACCGATTTCCCCACGGCCCGGCCGATGACGTTCCCAATACTGTCACCGGGATAATAGGTGATGTTCTTCTTCATCTTCGACCAGAACGATTCCGGCCGCTTCTTCAGCCCTGTCGCAGCATCGGTCTTTCCCGTCTCCGGTGCTGTGACGTAGCGGTACTCTGTCAGGCCCAGCTCGTAATAGACATCGCCGCTGCCGTCCTTTTCACCAAACTTGAAGGACGAAATCAGGCAGGGCATGGAAAGCGGCGTATCCGACACCGTCAGCTGACAGACGCTGTCACCGGTACGCATCGTTTCCAGTTGGGCGATGTATGTATAAGGCGCAAGGCCCATCATGGCAAAGGGATAATCCTGTGCTGGGAAAAATCCGGAAAGGGTCAGTGTCCTGAGTCCCGTCTTTCCCATCATGAGGTAGTCGCCGAAGTTATTGATGTTCACCGTGCCATGATTCGTATTGACAGATACCATCAGCTCCGAAGGCAGGACGGGAAAGACCACCGCTGCCGATTCAGAAGAGAGAGAAATTGTGAGGGAAGATGCAGCCTGGCCGATGGCGTTCAACAGGGATGCTAAGAAAGGACTCATCAGAGGGTCGCTCCTTTCATGCGGTTCATGCCGTACAGTCTCATTTTTTCGACGAGTTTTTCAGCGACGGCGTCGATGTCCTGCTCGCTGCGGACGTTCATCGTATCAATGCAGATGGTGATGCCGCCGCTGCCGGCGTTCATGGCCTGGCGGATGCTTTCATCATGAGGTATGACCGTACTGCCATTGGGCAGGTGTACCAGCTCGCCCCGGCGGTCTTCATTGATGACGGCAAAGCCGCCACGAAAGTTCTCGACACCGCTTTCAAAGTGGCTGATGCTTGGGATATCAAAGCCCACATGGGTCGGCGCCCCTCCCGTCAGGGACGGAATGTCGATAGACAGGCCGTTGATGCTGGAAATCAGGCCGTTCACCTGGTCGATGACCCAGTTCACACCGCTACGGAAGGTGTCCTTGATACTCTCCCAGATACTGGAGGCCGTCTCGCTGATACCGTTCATGGCTCCGTCCCAGGCAGAACTGATCCAGTTCATCCCCGCATCGACGGCGTCCGATACAGCCTGTATAGCCTGTTCGATATAATGCGACACGGTATCCCAGTTCCTCCACAGAAGGTACAAGGCAGCAATAATCGCGGCAATGATGATAATGATGGGATTGGCCATGGCTGCGGCGCCTACGGCACGGATGATGGTGATCATCATGCGTCCGGCAGTCAGAAAGGTACTGCCCATGCCCCTGGCCACGATGGCAATGCCCCGGCAGACCGGAATGAGTCCTTTGAACTGAGTCGAGAGATACTTCGAGACACTGCCGGCTTTGCTGATGCCCGTGGCAATAGAGTTGAAAGTACCAAAAGCCCTGCCGCCGACCGTCAGGATACGGCCCAGGGTCGAACCGAAGAGCTGGAAGGTCACGATGCCGAAAGCCACCTGGCCGATCAGCGTTTTCTGTTCCGGTGTCAGTGTCCGGAACCAGGCAGCCAGTTCCTTGACGCGCATCGACATGACCTTGAAGTACGGCGTAAACGACACCGCTAAATCCATGCCGGCATTCTTCAGCTGGTTCATGGCAATCTGCATCTGCTCCGACGGGGTCAGCATCTTCTCATAAGCTTCCCGGGTCATACCGGCAGACTGGGCCATCTGGTCCATGACCTTATCGAAGTCCCCGGCTCCCTTGCCCGTCAGGACCAGGATGCTGTTCAGGCCCTCGACAGAGCCAAAGAGCTGGGCCATCTGTTCGGCATCGCCGCCTGTCGACCGCTTCACTTCGTCCAAGGAACTTCACCCAGCCCACGCTCTGCAGATGAGCCGCATTGAACTCAAGGCCAAGGGACTGAGCCAGTTTCGCCGCTTCGGCAGACGGCTTCAGGATGTTGCTGTAAGCCGCCTTGAGTCCGGTAATGGCCTCGCTGGTCCGGATACCGTTCTTGGTCAGGACGGCGATGGAACCGAACAGTTCCTGGGTACTGACATTGAGCTGTGCCGCAATGGGAATGACATTGCCCATGGACTGGGCCATCTCGCCAAAGGATGTCTTGCCGAAGTTCTGTGCCAGGAGCATCTGGTCCGTCACCGCCGTGGCTTCTTCTGCCGATTTTCCATAGGCATTGAGGACCGTGGTCACACCGTTAACGGCAGTCGTCGTGTCGGTGAAGCCGGCTTTCGCAGCAATTGTCATGTCTTTGACAAAGCCCACGGCATGGGCCGCATCGACACCAGCGGAAATGGCCTGGTAGACCGATTCCGAAAGATCAGCGACACCTGCGCCCGTTTCATCGCTGACAGCACGAATCTCATCACTGACCTTCTGCATGGAAACGACCGTCGTGTCGACCAAAGTCGAAATCTTGGCGATACCGTTGGCAAAGTCGCTGTGCAGCTTGAAGCCTGCCGTTGCGGCTGCCAGGATGGGGGCTGACAGCAGGGCCATCTTGTCTGATAAGCCGGAAATCTTGCTTCCCGTCTGCTCGATGCTCTTCGCCGTCCGTTTCTGAATGCGCTCATGCTCCGTCAGCTTGTCCGACAGTCCGCTGACCGACTGTTTCGCCGCCGCCATCTGGGTCTTCATGGTCCCCAGGCTGGCATTGACGCTACGCACGGTCGGCGTGAACAAATCCCGCAGCCGGATGGCGGCATCGATGACATTATTGGCCATGCTGTTTCACCTCTCAATGTTGTTACAGATATTAAAAATATAGTAAGATAAAAGAAATCTATCGTTACGGAGGAATTCCAATGCGCTATTTCAATGAAACAGAAAAAAGATTAGCTGAACGATATCACCATATGGAGCTTGGTACTTGCAAAATCTGTGAAGAATGTCACAAGAAAGAACATTTATCCTTACCGATTGGCTGCTGGTGCGTAGGTTCCGATTTTAATAAAACTTCCAAGAGAATTCTATTTGTCGGTAAAAATGCCAGAAACAATCCCGGCACGATTGAAGACGGCTTCCGCAATCCCTTTCAATATACCCGTGAATCTCTGTGGAACAAAAGCTGGCCATATTGGAGCTATACTCGTGCTATCACTCAGAGAATATTCGGTGACGATTCTATAGAACACATCGCATTTACCAATATTGTCAAATGCAACAATTCCGGAGGAAAGGATACTACCTCAGATTTTGTAAAATCCAACTGTATCCTAAACCTAAAAGTCCTTCAGCAGGAATTAAAGGTAATACATCCTACTCATATCATTTTTTATACATCTTGGTATTATGACGATTACATCCCTAACGTTTTTGACCGTTATAATATTCATTACAACGGTTCTAAAGACATTGGGAAAAGAAAAATGCCCTGGCAGGAAGCCATTTCCACTCTGGGCAATCAAACCTTTCATGTACTACGTGTCGGCCACCCACAATGCAAGAAAAAAAGCGACTTCGTCTATGAAATATCTAAGTGGCTTGAGCCTGCCTTATGACTTTATGGCAGATAGCCGTATTTTCAGCAGTTAATCCGATAATGCTGAAGATACTTTTTTATCGCGTTCTTCCATCTCATAGCGGATAAAAGCATACAGCACCTGCCGTTCGCCGTATCCCAGTTTCATGACCGCTGACGGCAGCAGGTGATGCTCCCGGAACAATAGATACATCGCCTGCACCTCGCCATCGGTCCGAATCAGTTTTTTACGGCTTTGTCCGCCTTTTCCTGGGTCGTATAGCCGTTAAGTTCTGTAATCTGTGCCGTAAGGTCAGGCAATCTCTCCGGCCAGGAAGAGCTTGCGGATGATATCACCAGGGAGTACGGCCCCGAATTTTTCCAGCAGGTCCTTATTCTTGAGGTCCGGGTCTGCAATCCCTGCCAGGAGCGTCTGGGTCTGCATCTGATAAATATCGATGTTATCGGCGCTGCCATTAGTGAAGTCCACGGCCATCTTCTGGATATCCGCATAGCGTTCCGGGTCGATGGCCCGGAGCGTGATGACAAAATCGAACCCGAACAGCTTCGAGAGCCGTTCCATCTTCACTTTCTTTTCAGGCCGTTCGGCCAGCTTGTTCACTACATCTGCTTTCAACAGTCGGTCTACCATATTCATGTGCTTGTTCTCCTTATGCTAAATCCAAGAGGTCCCAGTCCGAGAAGGTGAAGCTGTAGCTTTCCTCACCCATCTTGTCCACTTCCCAGTCGGCCAGAATCAGGCTGTCAAAGGTCGCATCCTTGATGACGATGCGTTCGCTGCCAATGGCATCCTTGTCATCCAGGACGGAAACGATAGTCACCACGGTCTGTTTGCCCGCCTTGATGTTGTCGTTCATCTTCCTGATCATGTAGCTGGACACTTTGTGGAGCTTCAGTTCCCCTTTGCAGTCATACCCCGTGACCTTGTAGCCCTTGCCCACATGGCGGAGCATCTTCACTTCCTCCTTGGTCAGCGTGACCTCGGCCTTAAAGGCGGTGGCTTCGGCCATCAGGTCGCCATCGATATAGAGGTCGGCGTACTTACCGTTCATGACCCGTTTGGCTTCCATACTGTTCATACTGCCTCACCTCCTAGATATGAATGGTTACCGTCACGTCTTCCATGGCATCCAGGAGCGACGCCTTGACGGCGATGAATACGTTACTTCCGATATTGGCCAGCTTGATGTCCATTTCAGACATATCCGCCAGTTCTGCTTTAGTATATTTGCCGTTGAATTCCAGCCAGATTTTGGTGGATTCCACATCGATATAGGCTGTGTTCTGGTCCTGTTCCAGCAGCCCTTCCTGGGCCAGCTGGTCAAGATATCCCTGGATGGCCGTCACCAAGAGGCAGCGGTTCGCATAGCTGTTGGCGTACTTCCCGAGGTAATGGTCCTGGGCCGTCGTGCGGATATCATCGTGCATCATATCCATCAGGTCCACGAGCTTGATTTTCTGGAAACTCATCCCCTTGTCCTGGACGGTGGTCACCAGAGAGTTGATGCCCCGGGCCAGTTTCACCTTTTCGCCGTCAAAGAAGAAGAACAGCTTCCCTGCCCCGGCCATGGTGTCCATTTCCTCTTTCGTCCACACATCGCAGCCGATGACTTCCGGCAGCGGTGCGTAGGTGCAGGAAATCGTCATGGGCGTCCCGGCGATGATGCCGGCAATGCGGCTGCAGTACTGGGCCGTCGTATAGGTCTTGCTCTTCGTGCGGATGGTCTTGTTGACGAAGTTGATGACGCCTTCCGTGTCGGCGGTGCAGTCCGGCAGCACGGCTTTAATCATCTTGTCTTTATTGGTACGCATCCCTTTGACCCAGGTGGCGATAGTATCAATATGCGCCGTTTCAATATCCGGGATAACCAGATAATCGAAGCGTTTATTTTCAATAACCTTCAGAATATCTGTATAGTCTTCCGTCTCACTGCTGATGATTTCAGCAATGACCTTCTTCGGACTGTTTACATAACCCCGGAGCGCCAGCTCCATCTGTTCCCGGTTGCTGTCCGACAGTTCCTTGGGAATATCATCTGCCGTGTACAGGTTCACTTCCGTTTCTGAAGGCAACGTCTCTTCCTTCAGAATCATCAGGACAATGCCTCGTTCACTTCGCTCAATGGCACTAATGCCTTTTTCCTTGAACACGACGTTAATGGATGGCATTTTCATGTTTCGTTGTCTCCTTTCCCCGATACCGCTGATGCAATACCTTCATCAGTTCAGCGGTTTCCGTTTCATCGGCGGAATCATAATATTGGATAGTCATCGTCACCCGTCCGCCGTCATTGTCCTGCCCCATAAGTTCTTCACTCAGACTCAGGACAGCAAAAAACCTGTCCTGGACGGCAATTCCGTCACGGAACAGGTCTTCAGCGGCAGCCAGCACTTCATATATGGATGTGCTGGCTGCCTGTTTCTGCGGTATATAGGTGATGTAAATATCCGTATCCCGGTATACTTCCTTATCGCCCTGCGGCGAAGTTATTGTCATAGACTTCAGAAAAAATGCGGGTGGCCAGAATCCTTCTTTCACGTCCTGTAAGTACACGGGATACGGGAACTGTTCTTTCAGTTTTTGTTGCACAGCCTGCAGGATGTCGATGTCGTGAATCATAGGCCGCCTGCTTTCTTGATGAGTTTCTTTGTGAGTTTTTCCAGGCCGGGCTGCAAGTCCTGGGCTTCGAACATCTTCACGGCTTTTTCCGTGTAATGCTGGCCTTCGTAATAGCCTACGGTTCTGCCGCCAGGCGTTTTCTTGACATGCCCGTTATTCAGCAGGTGATGCACCGGGTGCTTGTTCGTCAGCTCATAGGTCAGCTCTGAACCGTTATAGCCTTTTACCTTGTGCTTCCATCCCTTCTTCAATTTGCCCGTACTGCCTTCCGGGGTCTGGTTTACACATTCCTTCTTGAGCTTGTTGCCAACCGTCACCAGCCCCTTTTCGGCGGTTCCTGGAAATTCCTCGATAGCAGAGAGCAGTTTGCCGGACAATTCGTCTATCCCCTTAATATCAAAATCACTGTTGCTCATTGTCCTGCCCCCTGATTTCTTCCGTACAGTACAGTTCTAGGGATTCGTGGCGCATATACGGATCTACTATCGTATCGATGTCATACAGATGATCCTGATATTTCACCTTCATGTCGTGGGTAATGCCAGGCCGCCAGCGGATGGTGATTTTGCTGTATTCCGTATCCGCCTTGCGCTCCATTTCATAGAACACCTTGCCCCTGGCAGGCTCGATGGATGCCCAGCAGGTACAATGAACCACATCTTGTAACGTATCGAATCCCAAATCGTCAGTCTGCGCTTTCCGGCTGATAATCTGCACTCTCTTGTTAAGTTTTCCCATCTGCATTGCGCTCTCCCCTTTCAAAAGCGGCTGCGCCGCACACCGAACAATAACCACCGCAGCATCTTCAGCAGTCCGGAATAATCCGCTTCTTCCCGGTGCTCATACAAAAAGGCGGCGGCATACAGAATGGCTTCATGGAATACGACCGGGTTTTCTTCGGCATCCGCTTCCTCGCAGCGGGCCAGGTCCAAGCACAACGCCTGGGCCGTTTCCAGGGATGACAGGATGACGTCATCATTCGACGTGTCATCCTCATCAATCCGCAGATATTCCCTGGCTTCTTCCAGGCTGACCAACATGGCTTATGCCTTCGCTTTCACATCGAGAGCCCTGACCGCTTCCGGGAGCATCAGCATACCATCGACGCGCTGGCTGGCGAGGAAGCCAATCTGGCCGTTGGCTGCATACAGTTCATTGAGGCGCTTGAAGGAGCGGGATTCCCTATCGGCAATCCAGTAATAGCTGAAGTCGCCAAAGAGGACCGGACGATTGCCGGCAGCCAGTTCCGGCGCAAAAGAGGTGCTGTAACAGGGGCGGTTCAGGATGGTATCCGGAGTCCCCGCCGTAATGGACGGCTGCCAGATGTAGTTGCCGTTGTTGTCCTTGACCTTGCGCAGAGCCTTGATGGTAGAATCGTTCAGGAGCCATACGGCCTTGCGACGATACGGGATGCGCAGGGAATGGTACAAATCGATGACATCATCGAAGGTGATAGAAGCCCCATTGGCAGTGACGCCCAATTCCGCAGACGGGAATACGCCGGTCGGCTTGCTCTTGCCATCACCGACGAGGAAGGCTTCTTCTTCCTTCGTGCCGATACGGCGGGCAAATTCACTGGAGATATAGCTTTCCAAGTCGAAAGCGTTATCGTTCAGGAGTTCTTCCGAAACGCGGATGGCCGTCCCCAGTTTATAGGCCCCGATGGACTGCTGGCCGAAGGTATCCTGACTGTCCGGATACAGGCCGTTTTCTTCCATCCAGGCGGCTTCGCCATGCCCCGTTACGATGGGGATCTTACGGTCGCCGCTGGTATGGATAATCGTCGCCAGGCTGCGGAAGAAGTTCTCTTCCTGGAGTTTGTCGATGAGCTGATGCTCAAATTCATCCGGCACCAGATAGCCGCCATCGGCATCGGTACCTACGCTCAAGGCATTCTGCACATCAACGAAATTTTTATGCCGGATGCTGTCCCAGAAGGCCTTCTTGTAAGCGTTGGATGCACGGCCTTTCTTCTCACCTTCCGGATTCGGTTTGCCCGGCTGTTCTACAATAGGTGCCGAAGTCGGCTGAGCCATCATGGCATCCATACGCTGCTGGCGTTCCAAGCGGTCGATTTCCTTGCCCAGATTCACCACATCCGCTTCCATCTTGTCGTAACGGGCGGCGTCTTCGGCGGACACCATGCCGTTTTCATCACGCACCGTATCCAGGAAAGTCTTGGCGGATTCCCAGAGGTTCTTTCTCTTTTCACGCAGTGCTAAAATCGTATCCATTATGTTTTCCTCCTATCAATGAATAAGTAATGCCAGCCGCTTTTCCAAATCAGCGGCTGGCACGTTCTGTAAGGGTTTCTTCGGTTTTAATTTCTGTACAAAGGAATTCGTCACCGTGACCGGGCTGTACAGCATAGCCTCCGGCTGTTCCTCTCCTTCTTTCTGGTCAAAGAGAATTTCATCGGCAAAGCCCAGTTCTACAGCTTTGCGGGCATTGAGCCAGGTTTCATTGTCCATCATGTGGGCAATCTTCGTGCGGGCCAGGCCGCTCTTGATTTCATAGGCATTGATGATGCTTTCCTTGACCTCGCTCAACATGCCGATGGTCTTTTCCATCTCGGCTTTGTCCCCGTATGCCATGGTAGCTGGATTATGAATCATCAGGATAGCCACCGGCGACATGCAGACTTTTGTGCCGGCCATAGCAATGACCGAGGCCGCTGAAGCTGCCAGGCCATCAATTTTCACGGTGACATTTCCCGGATACTCCATGAGCATGTTATAAATCTGAGCAGCCGCAAAGCAGTCACCGCCCGGACTGTTGATCCAGAGGGTAATATCGCCGCTGCCTGCGTTCAGTTCATCCTTGAAAGCCTTCGGCGTCACCTCGTCACCCCACCAGGTTTCATCTGAAATCTGGCCATCCAGGTACAATGTCCGTTCACTGCCAAAGGCATCGGGTGCTTCATTGGTCACCCACCGCCAAAATTTATGTTTCATTCGTTTCTCCCTTCTGCGCAAAAGCTCCGGCATCCTTAAGCTTGGTCATACTGCCGTTCACCAGGTACAGGTTGCCGCCTTCCTCATCGGGTACGGGATTCATGTCTTCCATCTCCCGGATATCGTTGGCGGACAGCCAGCCGTTCTGTCGGCCGATGCTGTAGCCGGTCATGCGGCTCTCGTAGTCGCCGCGCATGAGACCGTTCACATTGAATTTCAGGAAATACTGCTTCTTCTCTTCCGGCAGGAACAGAGCTTTCTGCATGGCCTGCTCCCAGCGGATGACCCAGGGGTCCAGGGTATATTTCACGAACTCCATGGACTGCTGCTCGATATTATTGAAGGAACTTTTCTCCAGGTCGCCAATCATATGCGGCGGGATACGGTACAATCTGGCAATCTCATCGAGCTGGAACTTCCGTGTTTCCAGGAACTGTGCTTCTTCCGGCGGGATGCCGATCTGCTGGTACTTCATGCCTTCTTCCAGCACCGCCACCTTATGGGCGTTTCCCGTCCCCCGGTAGACAGCGTTCCAAGAATCCCGGACTTTGGCCGGGTCTTTCAAAACTCCCGGATGCTCCAGCACCCCGCTGGGACTGGCCCCATTGGCAAAGAAAGACGCGCCGTATTCCTCACAGGCCATGGTCATGCCCACGGCATTGCGGGCCATGGCAATCGGTGAATAGCCAACCAGGCCATCAAAGCCAAGGCCGGGGATATGCAGCACTTCTTCCTTCTGTCAGGGCCACCTGCCCATACGGTTTGATATTCGGATTCTCATCACTGGTCTTGGTGTACAGATAGAAAATCCGGCCCCGGTCGTCCCGGCACACACTCATCTTGTCCGGCCGCAGAGGATAAAGTCCTTGCACCCGGCCCAGGCGGTCCCTGATAATCTGCGCATAGGCATTCCCCCAGATGAGCAGATGACTCATGAGCGTTTCCCGGAAGATGAACGACGTCATCTCCGGATTCGGCTCATCATGGAGCAGATGATAGAGCGGATGATTATAGACCCGTTCCTTGCCGGTTGCAGTATAGCAGTACATCTGGAGCGGCAAAGCCGCCAGTGTTTCCGCAAGGATGCGGACGCAGGCATAAACCGCCGTTGTCTGCATGGCCGTGAACTCATTCACCAGCTTTCCACTTGTGGAAGGCCCGAACAGATAGCGGAAGTCCGTGCCGATGTAATAGTTCTGAGGCTTATCCCTTGACTTGAAAAGCTTGGATAAAAATGGAATCTTCATGGAAAACCTCCAAATCTTGATATTGAAGAATCAAAATAGTATAATTAATTCTATAGATTAGATTTTATGGGGAAAGGCGGTGGTTCTAAATGGTGTCAGAAGAAAAAAAGAAGCATATGATGACCTTGATCAAGCGATATAGGTCAACTGCTATTACGCATAAGAAAAAAGCAGATAGATTATGGGCCTATGCTAAAAATGATAAAGGAGATTACAATTACGGTTTGGCAAAAGAATTCTACAGACGAGCCAAAGAATGTGAAGAAAAAGCGGATTCTTTAGAAGAAGAACTCAAAAGCTTATAAAAACATAAGTAATTTTTTAGTTTGCACAATATAGGAGGATTCTTATGGAATTTGGAAAAATTTTGGGTAATATTGCACGAGCTGGATTAGATGACCTAAGAAAAAAACAGGCACAAATGGACGAGGGATACGAAGAAAGTTTTGGCTTTTCAGATGAAGAGCTATTACGCCGTGCCAGAAGCCATGGTTACGGTTATAGAAGATTAGGTTACATAAAGGCAGCAGAAGAGAGAGGGTTGATTAGAAGGAAAGATTAAAGCATCCAATGGCCTAAAATAAAACATATTTAAATTCCAGTTCTTTTTATTAAAACGAAAGTACGCCCCGTTCATCATAGACGCTGCCGCCGCCTGTCCCGTTGCGGATGCAGCGATCCAGCGCCATGATGGACGCCACGATTCCGTCGATTTTTTCGACGGATTTTTCTTTATCCGGCTTAATGTTTCCCGCAGGGTCCTGCCTCATGACAACATTGCCCGCCATCCATTTGAGAACAGGATTTCCGCCATGGATGATATTCCCTTCCATCAGGAGCTTGAACAGCTCCTTCGAAGGCGGCGACATGTCTTTGAATCCTTGGCCAAAAGGCACCATGGTAAGGCCCATGTCTTCCAGATTTTGCACCATCTGGGTGGCGTTCCAGCGGTCATAGGCGATTTCCCGTATGTTGTAGGTTTCGCCCAGACGTTCGATGAATTTCTCAATAAATCCGTAGTGGATGACGTTCCCTTCAGTTGTCTGGATGAAGCCCTGCTTCTGCCAGACATCATAAAACACATGGTCGCGCCGGCAGCGCAGTTCCAGCGTGTCTTTTGGCAGCCAGAAGAACGGCAGCAGGATATATTTCTCATCCTCCGTCCGTGGCGGGAAAGCCAGGACCAGGGCCGTGATATCTGAAGTGCTGGATAAGTCCAGGCCGGCATAACACATCCTCCCCCGAAGGGCATCCCGGTCGATGGGAAGATTCCCCTTGTCGTAGACCTGCTCCGGAATCCAGCGGATGCTGGCACTGGTCCAGATGTTCAGACGGAGCTGCTTGAACACATTTTCTTCAGCAGGATTCTCGATGGCGTTCTGATATGCTTCCCGGACGCGGTCGATCTGGATGGTGTGGCCAAGGGAGGGATTCGCTTTGTACCAGTTGGCTTCATCCGTCCAGTCATCCTCTTCTGTAAGTCCATAGACAACAGGATAAAAGGCAGGGTCCTTCTTCCGCCCGGCCATGAGGTCGAGGGCTTTCGTGTGCAGTTCATAACAGATACTGTTCTTATCGTTGCCCGCCGTGGTGATGATGAAGAAGAGCGGCTGCTCCCGGGCATCACCGGACCCTTTCGTCAGGACATCATAAAGATGACGGTTCGGCTGGGCATGGATTTCGTCAAAGACCAGTCCCGAAACATTCAGACCATGCTTGGTATTATGCGTAATAAACCCATTCGTCACATGGGTCTGATAGTGTTCCATCTCAATAGAAATTGTCTTTTGCGGTGAAAGTTCACTAATTTCAGAAATCACTTCAGATTCACACGCTCTTTGATGATGGTGAATACCCCGTTCAATTATGTTTTGAAATCGTTCTCTCTTTCTAGGATGCACCATATATGGACAAACAAGATTCCATAATTTTTCCAGCTGTCCATACGTCGATACCGTGATGTTGAATCGTGTCTCGATAGAAGCGTTGATGCCCAGGCGAGCCAATAAGGTCTGGCACTCCTGACGCATCCTTCGGCTGACCGAGGAGATAAACATATTTCCCCGGCATTTTGGATCCGCTACACAGCCATCTGTATCAATCAAGCCAGCCAAAAAGGCAGCCCACACGTCAGGACTGCCTTTCCATATTACATCGGGTATGTGTTTGGTATCAGCTTTTGCTTTCTGTCCGAAATGAGTACGAATCCACTCACGCCCGGGGCTTTTCCTTCGCTTCCCAAGGCCGATAATATGATGCTCAATAGGGCCCTGATAACGGTCTTTTCCTTCTTGTTTTTGCCGTGTTGAATACTCGGAACGCAGGGTAGAGCCAATCGATTCCATAAATCGCCTCATCTTTTGTATTACCGGCGGGTCTGGGTTGATGAAGCGAAAATGCGAACAGTCTCCATCTCCTGCCCAGGCGCCAAGCGCCCATGCTTCCAGTTCCGATATGCTATGCTCCCCACTATATTCATACGGCCATCCCAATGCTGGGGCAACCCGGTCTTTCAAAACCAGTGAGTCCGCTTGCTGCCAATCGTACCGGTGCGTCAGATCCTGCCGTCTTCGCCCTGCAAGCATATAGTAAAATGGGTGCTTTTCTGTAACTGTGATTTCCCGATTCTTTGTAGTCCGTATTCGAAGAACCGGGGCCGGTGCTTCTACTCGTACCGACTTCACTTTATCAAACACCATCGTCAGTCCATCAGCAGCAAGAATTTCATCGCCCGCCTTCACATGATCAGCGCGGGTCAGCGTACCATCTTTTCGCTGTAAAATAGTATTGGGAGACAGGCATCCAGTTTCTGCAGACAGTACCTGATAAAAACCCGCATTGCGGTAATTGATGATGCGCTTCCCTGCCGTACGTATCTTGGAGCGGCGCATGAGCGCAGGACTCATTTCGACCATCTGGCGGGCCACATCAAAGACGATGGACGCCTGATTGCGGTCACAAGCGGCGCCATAGACTTCGGCACTTGGCTCATTATCAGCATAAAGAAGATACAGGGCAATGGCTGCTGCCAGCTCCGACTTCCCTTGCTTTTTTGGAATCTCTATATAAGCCGTCAGGAACTGCCGCTTCCCGTTCTCCTTGACGATGCCGAAGAGATCACGCACAATCTGTTCCTGCCACGGCAGGAGCAGGAACGGCTGCCCGGCCCATTTGCCTTTTGTATGACAGAGATTTTCGATGAAGGCAACCGCCCTGTCGGCCTTGTCCTTGTCGTAATGGGAATCCGGCAGCATGAACGCTGACGGCCTATATACAAATGCCAAACCACTCACCCCCTTAGAATCAATTCCATTTCATCGACATCTTTGTCGCCACTTGTTTCTTCCCCAATCATGCGGCTCCGGGCAGATGGCGTCAGGCCGAACTGCTCGCAGAATTTCAGCATGATTTTGAGATTGGTCTGGGCGATAGACACCTGCGGCACCTGCTGCAGGTAACCATTCGGCGTCCGCACCATATCCCCATGCCGGGTAATGAATTCTTCCGCCCCTTTCCAGCGGGCGTATGCCTGGCAGTAGCCGGCAAAGGCCATCATATCCAGATTGGTCAGCATGCCCATCTCAGCAAGGATTTTCCCCAGCCGCTTCCATTCTTTCTTGGCATCGTATTCCAGCCAGTCCGGGCAGCGAGGGAGCCGTCCCTTTGGCATGGGTTCCTTCTTATTGAGGGGACGATGGCCGGGATTGCCTTCCAGCACCTTGAGTGCCGTCGGCTTCGGTTTTCTTCCTCGTACAGCCAATGGCGCTCACCTCCCAATAAAAAAGCCCTTGCGGGCTGTACGACAGAGGGGACCGCATCTGCGTTCCCCTCGGGTTCTCTTTTTTAATTCTTCATGACCCATTCGATGGCGTGGCCATTGTCTTCGAACAGTTCGACGCTGACTGCCTATCCGATATTTATGCATCTTATTTGATGACTTCCCATTCGTCGGTTCCGGGTATCAGCCCAAGACTGCTGCCTGTATCCCACTGTACATGGATGGTCCCAGCATCATCGACGAACTGGACGGTGCCTTCCGTTCCCTTAGGCGGAGCTTGCCTGTCATCCATGGCGATAAGCCGGACCCGCGTTCCTTCCATCCGTTCCCGACTGTGCCGTAGGCCGGCCCGCAGGATGGACAGGTCGAAACCGAACCTGCGGTAATCCCGCTCCATGTTCTGATAATACCAGTCCTCTGGACTACCGAACCGCCGGTCTTCGTGCATGATGTACACAAGACCGCTGATGATGCCGTCATCTGTTTCCACATCCACTTCTTTTTTATAATAGAACCGCGGGAAGCCTTCATAGGCATCGAGCCGCCGTTCATCCGCCGGAGAAATGCGCCAGAAAACAACCGGCACGAAGGCACCCGCCTTCTTCTCGATCGTGGCGTAACATCCTGTCAGGGAACCTTTGAAGAGGAGTTCATAGCCCCGGATTCGGCCCGTCCCTGAAAGAACGGCGTCAGGACACCGTCTTGCCATCTGTACTTCACTCATGTTGCTGCCGTAGGCAATGTAGATTCTTTGTTTCATCGCTCTCATCCTTTCTGAAGGGATTGCCCTTCTACCACCCCAAGGGCAGCCAAAGCTGCCCGTAAGGCTATCCCCTTCAAGCGGCGGCATTGCGCCATGCGGAATTGCCTGTGAGGTGTTTCAGGAAGTGGAGCCGGCAGGTCTTGAATTCGTCGCCGATAAGTCCCAGCCGGAGCATCCAGCACCGGAAGGCATATTTTTCATTGTCTGTTTCGGTCTTCCGTGCCGAGGCTTTCTTCTGCGTAAGAGCCTGATGGGCAACCGCAAGGCAGAACTGGATGTAGGCCTTGATTTCGCCGGCGTGTAAGGTGCCGTTGAAAAGGCGGAACTCGACGGTTCCTTTGGTGAAGGTGGCATGCAGGTTCAGCCCGTGATAGCGGGTGCTGTTGTAATGATGGTCCCGTCCGTAAGGCGCTTCCTGATACCAGAGATCGGCGATGCCGTCCAGTGTGTCCGGCTTTTTCCGGTTGAGATCCTTCAGGAACGTGGTATTCGTCTTCCGGCAGTACCGCCTTTCCCGCGAGGGGTTGATCTGGAGAGCGCGGTAAATCATGTCTTCCTTGCTCGCCATGATGTTCACCAGATTCCGCAGGGTCTTCGGCGTGAACCGTTCCGCACCCACATGGATGTGGATGCCGCAAGAGCTGTTGGCGAAGGCGCCAGCCTTGCGCAAGGTGCGGATGAGTTCCTGCAGGCTCGGGATGTCGTCGTAGGAAAGGATGGGGCTGACCACTTCGGTGCGGTAGTTCGTCGAAGCTTCAACGGTGCGTCCGCCGACCTTCTTTTCGGGATACAGGCTGGAGTCGTTCATGGCTTTCCATTTCCGTCCCTGTCCGTCTTCTGCAATGTAGGTATCGTAAGCTCCGCCTGCGTGGTATTTGCTCCCGGTCCCGAAGAAGGTGGCCATCAGACTGGCCGCCTTGCTGCGGGTAATCCCTGTCATTTCGATTTCGATGCCAAAGTGCTGTGTTTTCATAATTATCTCTGTCCTTTCTATGTGTGCGTGTGTTCTTTCGGTACACTATATATCACTCTAAAGGCACACAATAGCAAGTCATTTTGAGAATAATTATGGATTAATTTTCCGGATTCTGTGCTTTACGCTGACGGCGTGCCCGAATCCGCTCACTATGCTGTTTCGCTTCTTCTTCCGTGCGGAAGGCACTCCAGCCGTTGAGGTCTTTCATCAAGGCCATGCGGGATTCATGGCTGGCTTTGGTTCCCATGCCGATGCGCAGGAGCCAGCTCCTGAAGTAGTACTTTTCGTTCTCCGGTTTCTTCACCGCAGGCTGTACCCGCTTTGCCTTGCGGGCCGCGATGATCAGGAAGGCGAAGAGTTCCACCATGGCCCGGTTCTTTACGGTGTTCCCCGTGTCGGCAAAGCAGAAGGTCGCCGATTCTTCATTCAGGCGGATGCCCTTATTGCCGTTCTGGCAGACACCGTACACCTTAAAGAAGGAAGCGGCGTCGGTCAGGGCGGCTTCTTTCAGGGCCGTTACGCAGTCTTCTGTAATACGGAAGTTCTCGGAGCCTGCAGCGCGGTTCAGCAGGTACTGCTGGGCGCTTAGGGTGAAGATCAGGCTGCGGAGGTGGATGCCGTCCATCCCGTCAATGGGAACACCGACTTCGATGGTTTCCGTTTCGGTGTCTGCTTCCGGTTCCACCAGCCCTTCCTCTTCGAGGAAGCGACGCAGGGCCTGCTGTGTCTTTTCGTCATCGCATTCGATTTCCCCGCTACGGAGGATGCGGAAGCCGTGGCCTTCAAAGGCGAAGGTCGGGGTCCCTGCGTAGTGAAGCTTTTCGTTATGGTTGAAGGGAATCAGGCGTTTCGCCAGTTCCTTGCGGTCGTCCAGATTGGTTTTGATGGTCATAAGTATGTACCTCCTTTTTTTTTGTTAGTACATATATCACTCTGAACGCCGATAATAGCAAGTCATTCTGGCGATTTAGTTCCTGTATCCTGAAAGAAATATGCAATCCCTGAAAGCACGAACCAGACGCAGGGAAGCGCCACGCCGTTGCCCCACATCTTGTACTCTGCAGAGTCCCGGTACGGTTTTTTCAGCCATTTAACAATCTGGTTCCTTGTCTTAGGCTTCGTCGTTTTGCCCAGCGCTCTGCGGTGGGTATCGAACACATCCTGCCAGAAGCGGATATCCTCTTCCGTCGGATTCTCCGTTGCAAGGCCGCTGCACCACCAGTCCGGGAATCCCTGGAGCCTTGCACACTCTGCCGGCATCAGGCGGCGGACACGGGCATGGCTGTTGATGAGCGGCGGGTCCTTATAATCTGTAGCCACCAGGGAACTGGCCACTTCTTTTGCCGCCCGGGTGAAATGGGAATTCTTGCTGGCACTGTAGGTCAGCTCCACCACAGCAATGCCGCCCTGGTTGCTCCCCGGTACATTCCCCGAACGGTCGACGGTCCGGCATGTATCGCTTTCATAGACATGGTTGCGCATATTGCGGGTGCCGTCTGATGTCTGCCGCACATCGTAGGTCTTCTTCTCCTCGTCACCCCCGCCCTGCAGGACCAGCGGCTGGTTGTTGCCGCCCGTCCCGTACTGCGCCGTGAGTGACGGATTTACAGAGAGCGGTCCTTTGTACCTGGCATCGGCGCCGTGGTTCTCGAAGACGCTTCCCGGAACTTCCGCAATGACTGGCGGATGATGGGCTTCTGCCCGCAGGGTGTTCGTGTACTCTTCGGTGACATCCATCCGGATACCGCCCTGATCATTCAGGCAGACTGTGCCTGCCGCTCCAGTGCCAGACGCAGGATGCATGGCAGCACTCTGCCATGCTCGGAAGCTCTGCGCAGAATACCCTGACAGGCCCTCGGACTCAAATAGAACCTTTCCGGCACTTTGTCCATCAAAATCTGCGACAAGGTAGATGCGCTTTCTTCGCTGGGGGACGCCCCAGTATTGGGCATCGAGGACACGCCAGGCCACAGAGTACCCGTTTCCCAGGATGCATCCCGCAGGCTGCCATCTGGCACAGCCAGCCACTGAAACCGCAGGGTCTTTGATGCGGCAGATTTCTTCAAGGACCGTCCGGAAGTCCTCTCCCTTGTTGCTGGAGAAAGCCCCAGGGACATTCTCCCACACGATATATCTTGGATATTGTCCATTCGTTTCTTCCCTCATTTCCTTTACGATGCGCACTGCCTGATAGAACAGCGAGGACTGTGAACCGCCAAGGCCGTCCCTTTTCCCGGCAATCGACATATCCTGGCAGGGACTGCCAAAGGTAATGATGTCTACCGGCTCGATTTGTGCGCCGTTTACGGCACTCACATCGCCGTAATGCTTCACAGATGGCAGCCGTCTCGTCGTCACGCGGATGGGGAACGGCTCGATTTCCGAGTTCCATACGGGACGGATGCCCGCCAGGATGGCGCCCAGTTCGAAGCCGCCGCTCCCGGAGAACAGGCTTCCCAGCTTAATCTGTTCCATCATCTGCCACCTCCGCATACGGGATTTTCTCATCCCCGCGCAGGACAAACACACCCGCGTCCCCATATTCACTGATGTAGCGCCTGACGATGACGTCGACGAACTTCTCGTCCAGCTCGATGCTGTAACAAATGCGGCCCGTCTGCTGGCAGGCCATGAGTGTGGAACCGGAACCGAGGAACGGATCCAGGACGATACAGTGGCTCATAGACGAATTCTGTATTGGGTACGCCATCAGGGCTATAGGCTTCATGGTGGGATGCTCTTTGCTGGCTTTTGGCCTGTCGTATTCCCAGATGGTCGTCTGCTTGCGGTCGGAATACCATTGGTGCCTGCCGTTCAGCTTCCAGCCAAAAAGACACGGTTCATGCTGCCATTGGTACGGGCTGCGGCCCAGCACCAGGGCGTTCTTCTTCCAGATGCAGCAGCCGGACAGGTAAAAGCCAGCGTCTTTGAATGCCTTACGGAAGTTCAGTCCCTGGGTGTCGGCGTGGAATACATAGATGGAAGCATCCTGCTCCATGTTCTGCTCCATGTTGACGAAGGCCGCGAAAAGGAACTGGTAGAACTTGTCATCCGGCATATTGTCGTTCTTAATCTTGCCGGCCGTTTCTTCGACATCGACGTTATACGGCGGATCCGTCAGCACCATGTTGGCCTTCTTCCCCACCATCAGCCGTTCATAGGTTTCCGGCAGCGTCGCATCGCCACAGATGACGCGGTGGTCACCCAGGAACCAGATATCTCCCGCCCGGGCGACGGTCGGCTTTGCCAGTTCGCCATCGACATCAAAGTCATCGTCCTTGATTTTCTTGTTGTACACTTTCGAGAAGAGCTGCTCGACTTCCGGTGCTTCAAAGCCCGTCAGGTCGACGTTGAAGTCGACGCTCTGCAAATCGACGATGAGGTCGGCCAGGAGCTGTTCGTTCCAAGCACCCGTGATTTTATTGAGTGCGATGTTGAGCGCCTTGACCTTATGCTCATCCTCGATATGGACAACGACACACTGGACTTCTTCGTAGCCCAGATTCTTCAGTACAGTCAGGCGCTGATGCCCGCCGATGACCGTCATGTCGTAATTGACGATGATGGGTTCCACATAGCCAAACTCCTGAATGGACTTCTTGATTTTCTCGTATTCCTTGTCGCCAGGCTTCAGCTGCTTCCTGGGGTTATATGCCGCAGGCTTCAGCTGGCCGATGGGCAGCATCTTCCATTCCATATCCGATGTCTTCACACGCTTGCTCCTCTCTGAAGGCAGCCGCCACCGCTCTGCCGTAACCGGCGAGGTGGTGCCACCTGCAATAATTCCGTACGCTGTCCCGTGACAGCTTGGTCTTCCTGGCGATGGCTTTGTAGCCCATCCCCTGCTTCCGCATGGCTTCTATCTGCCGACGCTGGCAGTCGTTCATGACAGGCTCCTTTCACACAACAAAAAAGCCCCGGGCCAGTCGGCCTGGAGCAGATGATTCGATTTTAGATGCCGGGTATCCCCCCTTATGAATTTCGCGTTTTTTCACGTTTGAGGGGGCGGCGGTCATGGCCGGAAGGGCTGCAGAGATTGACATCCCCCGCCCCTAGCCTGAATCATCAGTACTTGTACTCGATGTTCCGGTCTTCCGTCATCGTCTTATGGTCATGGCAGCTCTTGCAGAGGGGCTGCCAGTTCTTTTCGTCCCAGAACAGCTCCGGGTCGCCGCGATGCGGTTTGATGTGATCTACAACGGTCGCTGGTACCAGCCGACCTTCCGCCTTGCATCGGACGCACCATGGATGGCGCTTCAGGAAGAACTTCCTGACTTTCTGCCACCGCCTGTCGTACCCACGAAGTTCAGCGTTCTTCCGTTCGCCCTGGCATTTCTGTTCGTGTTCCTCACAGTACTTCCTTCCATACGGCACGAGCCTTGAGCAGCCCGGATACCTGCATGGCGTTTTTGGCCTTCGTGGCATAGCCTCTCATCTCCCCATCAAAAAAGGACCGATGGCTTTCAACCATGGTCCTTTATCCTTTTCTTGCTGATTATAAGTCAATAAAACATCATGTCCATAGAAGCTCTATCCAGGACGCATTCCGTTACCTTTACTGATATGAATTCATAACATCGGGGTATATAACGCACCAAGGCATAATTGTCGCTCAAATCCATGATATACAATCTCCTTGCCAGGCTGTTCCCTAACTTTTTTGTATACTCACCGCCCGCTTCAAATTTTTCAACTACCACAGGGTAACAGAACTCTTTTCTTATCCATTCCGCGATACGTGGTACATCATACTCATGCCCAAGCTGCATCTGGAAACACAGCGCTTCCCACCAGTTATGTATTTCAAAAGGTGGTTCATAACATATTATGTCGGTTCGCTGCATGATACGCTCGATGCTTTGGGAAACGAACTGGTCAAGCATCCTGGTTGCCAGGGAACTGGATACCGTCCTGAACAGGTTCCGCTGCATTGCCAGGTTATGAAGAATCCGCAGCGCCAGCAGGCCGCATGCGTCCATCCGCTTCAGTTCTGTTGCCAGTCTGTTTGGAGGAGCCAGATGATTCTTCATAAATACCTGCTGTATAATATCGGCTTTTTCTGGTATGTCAACTTTGTCCTTGATATACTCCCGGAGCTGTTGCCGGTATAGTTGGTCATTCTCAAGCCATTCTTTCCGGTTGCGTTCTCTTTCCCAAGCATCCGTTTTATCGGCAGGTGGTTGTTCCAGGTAGCAATAGCAATCCCAGTCGTTCCGGAGCCGTACATATTCGCTTTGCAGCAGAGGTATGGTCTTGGTATGATACATCTGGCTCTTCATTGTTTTTGCACATGCCTTCAATTGGCGGGCCAGATGTGCTTGCTCTTTTTTCAAAGATAAACACCTTCTTTAGTCCGTTTTTCTATGGCTCCATTATATCATACCTTTATCCTTTACTTTATATTTTATTGAATATTCAAAATATTTTAAAGTATTCTCTCTGCGAATCGCACCAACAATATTGGCATTTCTTTCATTTTTCTCACACAAAAAAGGACCGATGGTTTTTGACCACGATCCTTCATCCTTTTCTTGCTGATTATAGTATATCCTGCCGACCCCTATGACATCAAGTGCTGTTCGAGTGACATTTAGTGACATTCGCCAGGAATTTCAATTTTTTTTAGTGCTTCATCATGCAGGCGGTACGCCTGCCGGATATGGATTCCAAGCGTTTCGGCAATCGACGCCCAGTCCTTGAACGCCAGATAGCGGAGTTCCAGGACAACCCGTTCCCGGTCGTCCGGCACCCGGCTGATAGCCTTCATGATGTCTGCCTTGAGTTCCACCAGACGGTCGATGTCCTCATCCACTTCATGCTCCATGTCCATCATGCGTGTGATGGTCTCTTCCAGCCGATGCGGGTCTGGCGTCCCGCTCGGCGGCACCGGGCTGAGTGTCGATGACGCCTTGATAGCCAGCTGCCTCAAGGCGGATACCTGCTCCAGTTTGCTGTCTATCTGGATATTGATATTCCGTGCCTGTTCCAGGTACGCTTTTGCTTCCATACGCTTCTCTTCTCCTTCTGTTTCCCGCTTCATAGTATACCCCCGTTTCCTGGTTCCGTCATCCCCAGGTCAGCTTTCACCGCGTCAATCAGTGCGGCCTGGGTTCCGTCTTTGTGTTCCAATACTTTCAGGATGCGCTCATCAATCGTACCTTTGGCCACGATGTGCTGTATGATGACCGTGCAGCTCTGCTGTCCCTGTCTCCAGAGGCGGGCGTTGGTCTGCTTATAGAGTTCCAGACTCCATGTCAGTCCGAACCATATCAGGATGGATCCGCCCTGCTGCAGGTTCAGCCCATGTCCGGCAGAGGCTGGATGAATCAGAGCCACAGGTATCTTCCCGGCATTCCAGTCGGCAAAGTCCTGCGGTTCTTTCAACTCCCTGGCTTCCATCCGCTTCTGGATGCGGTCTTTGTCGTGCTTGAACCAGTAGGCCACCAGAACCGGCTGACCGTTGGCACTTTCCACTAAGTCTTCCAGGGCATCGAGCTTCCGGTCATGAATATTCACAACTTTCTTGTCATCCGTATAAATGGCCCCGTTTGCCATCTGCGAAAGCTTCAGGGTAAGCGATGCGGCATTGGCGGCTGTGACTTCGCCACCAGGAAGTTCCAGTACCAGTGACTTTTTCAGTTCATCATAACGTTTCCTTTCCTTTTCGCTCAATGTGACTTCTTTCGCCACGCTCACCAATTCCGGCATCTTCAGATAGTCTGCAGCTTTCATGGACACGGTGATGTCGGCAATCTGATGATAGATGACTGCTTCCGCTCCCGGCAGTGGCTTATAGGAAAACACCACCATGCCGTTGCGTTTGTCCGGCGTAAAGTACAGATTACGATACTGGCTGATATACTTTCCCAGCCGTTCGCCCATGTCCAGGAGCCGGAACTCGGCCCAGAGATCCATCAATCCGTTGCCGCTGGGCGTTCCCGTAAGGCCGACGATGCGCTTCACTTTAGGGCGCATAGCTTTCATGGCCTTGAACCGTTTGGACTGGGCGTTCTTGAAACTCGACAGCTCGTCCAGGACGACCATATCAAAATCCAGGCGACTGTTCTGGTACAGCCATGCCAGGTTCTCCCGGTTCACGATATAGATATCGGCTTCCTGCTGCAAGGCCCGCCGCCGTTCTGCCACGGTTCCCACAACCACACTGAAGGTAAGTTCTTTCAGGTGATCCCATTTCCGGATTTCTTCCGGCCAAGTATCCCGAGCGACCCGCAATGGCGCTACGACCAGTACATGTTTGATTTCGAAGGAATCGTACATCAAATCGCGGATGGCCGTCAACGTCGTCACTGTCTTGCCAAGTCCCATGTCCAGGAACAGAGCCGTAACCGGATGGGTCTTGATGTAGTCGATGGCATATTTCTGATAATCATGTGGCACGAACTTCATCCGGCACTGCCTCCTTCCATAATGTTACCCAGCATCCCGGAAATATCTTCAACAGCATCCAGGACAAACACACGGAACCCGAGTTTCCTTAGCAGCTTATGCCGTTTCTCCTGAAGCAGTCTGGGCTTTCTGCCTCGGGCCTTCACTTCTACAAATGCCATTTTTCCATCAGGGAAAAGGAGCAGACGGTCCGGCATGCCGCTATAGGATGGCGATACGAATTTCAGTGCCATCCCGCCGCACCGTCTGACTTCCATCATCAGTTTCTGTTCGATTCTTTTTTCACGCATTGCTGTCTCCTTATTTAAAAGGGTGCAGGTCTCGAAAGTCTTTACCTAAACCTCTTATATAGGTATATATTTTTTATCCCTTATAGGACTTTTTATAGAGAGGTACACCGACCTGCACCTTTATGTTTCAGTCTAAGAAATCCTGTCCTTCTTTCAGTCTCAAACCATAGACAAGGATTCCTTTTTTCGTCTTCCGGCGGGTATACCCGGCTTTTTCCAGATTTCCATAGAAGTCCGATGTACTTCTGATGTATTCGCCGCTTTGCATACAGATGACCCGGTACTGCTGATACAGTTTCCCGGACTTTTCTGTGAATGACGGGTCAATGTCGCAATGGTCTTCAAGGAACTGTCCCAGCCAGTCATTGTCCTCACGGTATTTCTCCACAGCATCCCGCACGGCTTGGGGTTCATCGATTTTGAACCCTTTCCGGATGGCCGATTCAGCCCCTTCGATAATCCATTTCATGATGGCAGGCCCCGCATGCTCGAACAGGTAATCCGAGTAGTTCTTGATATCGCTTTTCCCGGTAATTTTGGCATTAAACGGGATGACAATCAGTCTGCGCCACGTCCCGTCATCATTGGCGGAAACCTTGGGCAGGTAATTGGTGTACAGAACCAGGGTATGGGATGGGACGAAATGGAACGGGTCCTTGTATTTTCTTCTCCGCCTCGATGGGGTCAACCGAACAAATCTGTTTGACCATGCCTGTATTCAGCCGCTGCCCTTCTTCCAGCTCTGATGCGATGATGAGTCGCTTACCCTTGAGTTCCGCCATTTCCGGCTTCACATTCCGCTTGCAGCTCATGGTCAGGGCATCCGCAGAAATCTTCCCGGAGTAAGTGCCAAGGACCCTGGCGACGGTATTCCAGAAAGTGGATTTGCCGTTCGCCCCGCCGCCATAGGCAATAATCATCTGTTCTGCATAGACCCTTCCGACAGCTGCCATCCCGACAATGTCCTTCACATAGCTGACAAGTTCCCTGTCATGGCAAAAGAAAAGGTCCAGGCTCTCCTGCCAGAGTTCTTCTCCTTTATCGCCCGGCGAGCAGGCCGTGATTTTCGTGATGAGGTCGTCCGGGTCATGGGGATGGCCGCCTTTCGTTCCCTGGGTAAGGTCATACGTCGCTTCCGGCGTATTCAGCAGTTCCGGGTCATAGTCCAGTTCGGTGACATCAAGGGCGAGCATCGGCCTAGCTGCATTCTGGGTGTTGACGATGTACCTGTAATTGCGGTATTTCATGACAAATTTTTTGTAGGCATCCGCCCCCAGCAGTGCATAGAGCAGGTCGAGTTTTTTCTCTGGCACCTGGTTTGCCAGGGCCTTTCCCCTGTCTCTGACATCGGTTTCCGAAATGCCTATAGCCACCAGCGCTTCTTCCGCCATGCGGATCTTATCTTCTGCGTCTATCAGCTGGTCATCCATGAAATCTTCAATGATGCCGAGGGCTTTCGGCCTGTCTTCATACCAATGGTCGCCGATGAATGCGATATAGTCCGTCGCGCTCGTATAACGAAGTCTTCCCATGCATGCCTTGGCCAGCACTTTTGCCTCGCCGATATCCGAGTAATCGTCCGGCTTCAAATTATTGCCAAACGGGTTGTCATATTCATCCGGCGGGACATAGCCTTCGCTGCCTTCGATTTTGTTCCTGAAAAACTTCAGAGCACTTTTCCAGATTGTCCCCAGTTCCTTATCCGGAAGCGGCGGGTTGCATTGGGCAGCCCGTTCCAGATAGGCTTCATACGCCCTGTCCGTATCGCCGAAACGCTTCAGCACCCGGCTTGCGAAATGGGACATCGTATTGTTGCGGCTGCCTTCAGGAATGGATCCGCCTGTATATAGAGGCGGATCTGCCTGGTTTCCGTTATCGCCTGATTCAAGATTCCCCAGGACTTCATCAATCCGAAGCCGCCCTTCATGCCAGAATATGTCCTCCGGCTTCACTTCTGTCCCGTAAAGGAACCGTGCTGCATCCAGGGCTTTCTGGTCAAAGAAGGCATACTGTTCCATGCCGGCGTTCTTGAGTGCGGCGTAAGTTTCCCTGTCCGTGCATTCCGAAACAGGGGCTATCAGATGAAACCGCGGCCTAGCGGGATAATTCCCTTTCGGCAGCATATGATGTCGGCTCGGTGAGGCGGCAAAAGCAATATCGGCAAGGACACTGGCTGCCAGCTTTTCCGGCGTCACCCATTCGTCAGGGTTCTCCGTATGGTCGTTATCGCAGTCCCACACGACTGCATCCGCTGAGATGAAATTATCATTCGACCGATAATCGTTCCGATAAGCGGCCGCAACATGGTCATGCGATACTGCCCTGGCCAGTTCTGCCGGACTGCTGATGACGGCCTTGTGCGGGTACAGGCAGTTCGTTTCATTGCCTGTGCAGTCTGCTGTGTATAAAGTGAATTTCATGTATGTTCCTCCCTGCAGTTTTCCGTAAAATAACGAATAAGCTTTCTCTTACGCCTGGCATATTCGATTTCTTTCTGCATCCCGCTGGAAATGACATTACCGAACACCCAGAGTTCCGCGCACTTGGACAAAAGGGCGATATCCATGAACAGAGCCAGATCCCGTTCCGTCCTTTCATCCATGAACTGCGGCAGGAACAGGTGGGGCGCCAGCGGGATGCATCCCTGGTCCTTGGCATAGCGGCAGTATTCCCTGGCCTTCTGTACGTTGGCCTCAACATCCCCGGCATAGGGCGAACACACGTATACCAATGGCCGGAACGGGAACCTTGCAGGTTCCGCATTCCGGATAGCTTCGTATGCTGTAGGGTCAGGGTAATGTTCGGCGTTACGCTTCGAATCCATCTTCATCGCCCGCCTCCATCAGTTCCCGTGAGCAATCTTCACACATCACGGATGTGCCAAACAGGTCGCCATGCCCATCACCCAATATGTCTTCCAGATTCACGCTGACTTCCTTACCGCAGACCGGGCAGCGGCAGAACACATTCTCATCATTGATTTCAATCGTAACTTCCATGGCATCGTTAATCGGTTCCTTAACATAAAACATGATTCATTCCTCCAGTTCCGTCTTATAGTAAGTCATGAGCAGCTGTTTGCGCTGCTGGAAATCCGGGCAGGAATACAGCAGGCCGTAATCCAGGTGCTGCAGCCGATCCAGAGCATGAATCTGCTGCGCGGTCAGATAAGGCCGGATGCTCTGCCCTTTTTCGATGCCGTTGGCCAACCGGAACTGCTTGGCAGACATGCCGAGAACAATGCGGTTCAACATGTCGCATTCGTTGCTGAAGTGGTACGACTTCGGACTTTCATACAGGCGGCAGATCATGTCCGTGAGCATCGGGAATTCCTGCCGGGCAGACAGGAGCGACCGGACGCATTGCTCCATCTCGTTGAAACGCTGGATGTAGAGTTCCTTGAAGTGCATCGCCTTCTGACCTGTGTAGCCCATGACCAGCATGGTAAAGCCATCGCGGGTCATCAGGTATCGTGGCAGTTTGCGTCCTGTAGCATCACGGTAAGTACTGAACTCAAAATTGAGTTCAGTGAATTCTTCACTTAAGCCAGATTTGGATTCAGTGATTCTGGCGATGTCGCGGAGTACATTGTAATGTTTCTTTCCAAAAACCTCGGCTACAAACAGGCTATCCACCAACGCAATGCCTTGCTGGCTCGCCAGCATGCCGTACTCGTCCTGCGGAATTAAAAATTTCATAGCAAATTCCTCCCTTGTAAAAAATTAACCCGAGAGATTTCTTCCTCTCTATAAGTAACAGGACAAAAACCGTTATTTTAAGTACCATTAAATGAAATTTTTTATTTATAGCAGGATTTTCAATTTCTATATAGAATTAATAAAATAAAGAATATATGCCGAATCCAAAAATCGTGTAAAGAAGGAGAGGGATTGCTCATGCATTTTAGACCAAAAATAATTTCTTATTTATCTGTATTTATTTTGTGCCTAGCTTTTTTTCTAATTGATTCTTCCCAAGCGCAAGCTACAGAATTTATGACTCCAGACCAAGGAACCTTCCTATATCTGGATACCCGTCAGCTAAATGTTCGTTATGATAATGAACGATTAAAATTTGTTCTTCAAAGGGATGGTACCTTACGGTTGATGAGCCGTGACGGAAAACATGATTATATGTCTTTCATCAACTATGTCGGTGCCAGAGGCGGTGTAGGCTATAAAATCCGCACCATTCGCACCACCGACCCTGACATGACTTTCTTTGAAATCAATGCGGATGTTGGCGCACATGCGATGAACTGTGGCTATTGGATTATTGGCAAACATGATGGCCAATGGGTTACGTATGTATCGTTAGACAGCCTGGCTTCCATGGGATATACCATTGGCAACTGGCATCAAATCAAAACAAAAATAAACGAAGATGGAACCGGCCGTTTCATTCTTATCAGTTCTCATGAATATATGCCGCCGGGAGCTCAATATCAGTATCAACGGAAACATGCTGTAGATTTACAACTAGAATTGTTCTGGGATCAAAATGCACAATGGTTTGGCATGCGTAGTTTATAAGAAAATACAAGGAAAGCAGGCAGTCTCACGCTGCCTGCTTTTTTAGTCCTTCTGATAAAATTCACATTCATACCCATCAGCCCGCAGAATAAGCCCTTCAGCCCATGGCGGTGTCCGACCCATCTGTTCGCAAATAGCATCGACACTGACATCCCTGTCACACTCAATGATCAGTTCATCATGTACATGGCCGACAATGGCACAGCACCGTAACGTCTGCATGGCATAGCAAAGGATGTCCCGACTTATGCCCTGAACAATATTTTCCACGAACTTCGGGCCATAGCTCTCCAGCCGTTCCCATTTTCTGGTAGCGCCAACGCCTTCATAGGTGACGGATTCCCCACCGAAGCGGTTCTCGCCTATCCGGGGTTTCACATAAGAAAGCCGCCGTCCGCTGGGAAGCTGGATGAACAGCATGCCGCTCTGATAAAGGGATCGGATGCATCCAGCCCGCATAGGGACATGCTTTTTTACGGTCGTCTTCACGGCGGCATCCACTTGCCACCAGAAATCGACGATATGCGGATTGGCAGAGCGCCAGGACTGCACCAGCGGATACAGCTCGTCTTCCGAAAGTCCCATATCCAGTGCGCCCATCGCCTTCAGCGCCCCGACAGACCCGCCATAGCCACAGGCCAATTCTGCGATTTTGCCTTTCTGCCTCAGGTGGCCATTTATCCCATGCTTCACCACGGGTACGCCAAACATCTGACTGGCTGTTGTGCAATAGATGTCCTGGCCGGCCGCAAAGGCTTCTGATTTCCACTTCTCCCCGGCAAGCCACGAAATGACCCGTGCCTCGATGGCGGAGAAATCTGATACCACGAACTTCATGCCTTGCCGTGGCACAAAGGCGGTGCGGATGAGCTGGGACAGGACATCGGGAACAGAGTCATACAGGAGTTCCAAAGCTTCATAATTTCCCTGGCGCACCAGTCCCCTAGCCTCCGCTAAATCGGGCAGATGATTCTGTGGCAGGTTCTGCAATTGGATGTGCCGTCCGGCGAATCGCCCGGTCCGGTTGGCACCATAAAACTGGAACATGCCTCTGGCCCGATTGTCATCACAGGCCGTCATTTCCATAGCTTGGTATTTCTTGACAGATGACTTGGCCAGCTTCAGCCGGAGAAGCAGTACACTGCGCAACGGTTCTTCTGCAGTCTTCAGCAGTTCCTGTACCTGCTTCTTGCCCAAAGAATCAATCTTCATCCCGTGCTGTTCCAGCCAGGCAATCATCTGGATGACAGAATTCGGATTTTCCAATCCCGTCTTTTTCTTTAACTCACTCATCAAGGATTCCCGGCACCGGGCATCCATAGCCACGGCCTGGCTGACCAGCGTCTGGTCGATGGCGATGCCCCGGTCGTTGATTTCCTGGTCGAGATGATATTCGTCCCACACTTGTTCGGGTACCGGATAGTGCTTCAACCGCTCCTGGATGGCCATTTCCACTTCCACATCCCGTTTGTTATATGACTTGAACAACTTCCATTTATCCGGGGCATGATGAGGAAGATTTCTCGTTCTCCTACCATTTGACTTGGTTTCCTTGCAAGGGACACAGAAATAACGAATCAAATCCTTACCTTCTTTCATCTTCTGGTTATCCAAATTCAAGACGGCGCCGACGCTCTCCAAAGAAAGAGGCAGGCCCATATAGGCTGACCAGACCATAGAACATTTCCAGCCCGCCGGATTGAGAAACCTGGCACACTCCTGGGACAAGGGATGGTGGTCATGGAACGAATCCATGCTCATCCCCAGATTACTCAGGTGCCGTGACAGGCAGATCCGTTCGAAGCTGGCATTGAAGGCCCACTTGGTAACCGATTCATCGGTTAAGGCATCCAGGATATCATCCGGAATAATTTCCCCCTGTGCCAGGTCAACGACCTGCACTTCACCGCCATCCACGGCGTAACCAAAGAGAAGGATTTCAAAGGCCGGAGATTCAGCGTATTTGTACACGCCGCACTTGGCTAGGTTGACGTCGCTGAACGTTTCAATATCAATGCTGATGGTTTTCATATGTTTCACCTCAAGAAAAGCGGCGAGACACAAGGTCCCGCCACCCTAATACATTCACATTGTTCTTTATGCCAGGAAATCATCATCGTCAATTATAGCGAAATCGTCTTTTGCTCGGGGTCTGCCACCCAGAGGTTCACCGTCACGAACTTTCTGAAGATTGTTCAGGCCACAAGCAATGCCTTTGTTGCCATTGCGATTAAAGGCATAGAAGTTGATAGAAGCACGGCCGTAGACGCCAGAATAGACTTCAGAGCGTTCAAAGAGGGGTTTGCATTTAGTATCAACGATATCAGGCTTTGTGGTAGAATTGGCATTGATGAAGAAGCTGTCTTTATAAGCATCATCACCAGGGCGTTCCAAGTCGCCGTCACGGAGCGGGGTCTTGATAGCTTCGAGAGCCGGTACCACCCGACCATTACCTTTGAGTTTGCCCTGGCCTTCATCATAGGCAGCCTTGATAGCAGCTCGGACGCTTTCGACCGTTTCCGTATCGGACTTCGGAATGATGAGAGATACACTATACTTCGGCGTACCACCATTGATAGACTTCGGGTCCCAAACATTTGCATAAGACCAGCGGGTATTGACTCCTGTGATTACCTTACAAGGATTAGTAAATTTTTTTGTCATGATAAATTCCTCCTAATTTTCAATATTGAAATCGTCTGCCGCGGTGTGCATGGCCGGGCGTTTATCCGATTCCGGCACCAAGACTGGCTTGCCCTGCGGCTTTTCAACTAAATCTGACAACAATTCTTCGAACCGCTTCTTGCCAAGCTGTTTCGTCATCGCCGTAATGCCGAGCAGCTTTTTTTCATACGGGTCGAAGCCTGCTTCTTCTACTTTGGCGGCAACGGCGTCTTCGCTGACGTACCGACGGTTCGACCGGCCTTCGACCAATTTCCAACCGGCCCACTGCTTGCCGGAAAGGGCCTGCTGCAGGGCGTAATCTTTGACATCGCCGGCCCAGTTCACCAAGTCATCGGCCTTGGCCAGGACGGCTTCGATTTCTTCATCCTGAAGCGTGGACGGGACGGCGAAATCATACTGAGCCAGTTCCAGGTTATATTCAGCCCTCTTGCGGCATGTCGCCTTGATTTTGCAGAAACGGCAATGGTCGCCAGCCTTGTACTCCCCTTCGCCTTTGGCCGCCAGTTCCGCGGCGGGCTTCAACACCGTTTCGGCCCACTGGAGCAGCTTTTCTTTGCTCATGGTGCAGGTACTGACGTTGTCCCGGCGGGGCTGGAAGATGGTCATGGACACCTGGTGGATATCATAGATGCCATCGAACAAGTTCAGTGCGCCGAGGGCATAGCACATCATTTGCGGATTCTTCTCGGCATCCACCAGGACTCCCAGGCCGTTCTTGTAATCGATGACCGTCAGGGTATCGTCGGCCACGATGAGGCAGTCGCCTGTTCCGAACCCGCCAGGAACCCACTTGGAAAAGTCCAGCTGCTGTTCAATCATAATCAGCGGGTCCTTGCAGGATGCTTTGGCCGCTGCCAGACATTCCATAACGAACTGCGCATATTCATCAGTGCATTCCGCCATCTCCTCATCAAAGTACGTCAGGGATTTCGTCGGGTCTTCCATCTTCTGCCCCAGAGCTGTCTTCACCTTGAATTCGCAGAGCGTATGGGCATCTGTTCCCTGGCGGGCGAATTCACTGGAGGTATCCGGCAAATTGGCACATTCCTGGGCGGACGGCGGGCAGGCCAGCCATCGGTAGCAGGAAGATGCGGACAGCACCGCGTGTTTATCCCGGCATGACCGATCACCTCCAATTCTTTCAAGAGGGTGCTGTACTGTGCCGCATCAACACTGGACAGATTGTTGGCGCCGTGTTTCTGAATGAGGCTGCGGACTTCGTCCGTAAATCCCTGGCGTGACTTGTCGGCGGCGACTTTGCGGACATCTTCCAGTGCCAGCGGCTGTTTGGCATATTCTTTCTTTTCCGATTCAGCCGGCTGTTCGTCCTGCGGTGCCTGCATTGCTGACGCAATGCGGAGTAGCGCCTTTCCACAGTTTTCCAATTCTGATGCCAGTTCAGTAAGTTTTTCGTTTGTCATATGCTTTGACTCCTTTCGATTTTCTCTGTGCTCTCAGTATCATAAGATGTCTTGCGGTCTGCTCTGCGGTGCCGCTGATTTCCGTCAGAACCTCTGCCAGTTCTCTGTCTAGGTCACTGCATCGGCAGCTTTGTGTTTGTCTGTTGTCCATCGGTTTATCCTCCTTTCTAGGACTTCTTTTTTTTTGCCCTTCACTAGTAACAGGACAAAACAGTGTTGATTAAGTACCATTTTTTTTAATTTATCCATAAAATTTTTCTGGACAGACTTAGCTCAGTAGTTACGGTAATCCTTAAGATGATTCCGGAGGAACTCGTAAATTTTTTTCTTGCGATTGTTCACGGCCTTCTGCGACCGTCCAACTTTTTTGCCAATAGCAGCTTCGCTGTATCCATCAAGTATCAAATCAACGATTTGCCGATTAACACCTTGCAATAAAGATAATGCCTGATGTAAATCATTTATAAATTCCTCTTTTACAACAATTTCTTCTGGGGAATCTTCTCCATATTCATCTGCGAATCCATATGCCATCTCGGCGAGTTGTTCGTATGAAACCGGCGTATCCCATCCTTGGACAGATTTGTCGCCTCGGTGTTCTTCTTGATCTTTTTCTCGTTTCTTTCTTTTTTCAGCTAGCCGCTGCTGTCGTTTATCCTCCTTCCACTCTGGCTGCATATATGCCCTATACTGTTCCTTGGTAGCCGGGATGAGGATAGTGCGAACCATCCGATTGCCAATTTTCGACCACTGCCGTGGCGCACTTTCATATTCTGGCGTAATGATGGTATCCTTCTTCACTTCCATGGGAATATAATACTTCTGTTTGTCTTCGTTTTTTCGTTGATTGGCCATGCGCGTGCTCCTTCGCATAATGCGAAGCAAAGACGCACATAGGCTGCCTGTCGTAACCGACCATGAGATGCATCCTCGCTTCCATGGCCAGCCACCCCAGTAGGCTGACGTGGTTAACTTTTCAGACCGTCTCTCGGCTCTGGGCACACCCGCGTCCGGGAGTGAACGTTGAGACAGGTTCTCTTTGCCCCAAAATATTAGTAATCTTCAATATATTTTCAGGAGCCAAAAGAAATGATAAAATGAAGTTAACTTACATCCCTACTATACAAAACGCCCCCCTCTCAAATTAGATGTTTTAGGAAACCGTAGGAAAAATAGGAAAACAAGGAGACCTACCATGCTGTTCAAAGAGGTCATACACGCTATTCGCCCTCATCTCATGAAAGATGCAGACGTTCCTGGTTTCATGCGTAATCTTATCCAGATGCTCTGCGACATTCCTGAAGATGAATGGTATACAAAAAGAGACCCTTCCTCAGAAGAAAGCTATAAGGATGGATCTCTCAGAAAATTCTATACAAATAAACTCAGCAAAAAATTAGCGGAAAAAATATTATCACGTTTAACTCGCGATAATTTTTTAGAATCTATTTATGATTCAAATCGTTCAGATGTTGTGTTAGACGGTTTAGCCGAAGATATAACACCATTTGCCAATGGCGTAACCAAAAATAATGTTGGTGAAAAGTTATTTGATTTGCTAAAACGAGGACTCGAAGAGCTTATTGATCCGGCGTTGGAAAACACACGACATCAACAAGAAGCGCAACATAAATCAAATCAATTAAAAGGACGATATGGTAGTGGTTTATTGGATGATTGTAACAACACTTGCTCTATGCCAGGCTGTTCGCATCATCTTCAAAAACTTGCTGATGACGGAACAAGTACTCCTGATTATGAAATTCTTATCATCAATGAAAAGAAATCACCTTCTTTTTCCAATATTTGTGCTGTCTGCCATGATTGTTTTGAAAAATATATATTGAAGCATACAGCGAGCGAACGTAAAGAACTTGAAGCAGTAAAAAAACTACAGACTGACGCCAGAAATGCAAGAAGCACAATATCTGAAGTACATATTGATAAAGGAATTAAAATGGTTGTCGAAAGCCTGGTCAACTTAAAACCTAGCACTTTGACTTCATTGAATTACGAGCCGACATTCATCGCAAATAAAATTGATGAAAATGAAAATCTTCTTCTGGCGGAAACTGTAAAAAATTATGTTACAAAATATTATTTCTACATCAATCAAATTATGCAGAACCTATCACGCCAGAAACAATATTCAGATGAATTAATACGTATTGAAATAAAGACTATTTGCCAACGTCTAGAAGATAAAGGTTTTTCACAAGTTGAAATATATGAAAGTATATCCAAACAAATCCATCGTATAACAAAACAAAATACCATTTATTGTAATATTGTTGTCTGTTATTTTATTCAATCCTGTGAGGTATTTCATGATATTACCAAATAAATTATTTTCATATAATGACAGTATCTTGTCTAAGCTACCTTGCGTTCTATACAATCTGAATACCCCTAAGACCCCTGTCGAACTTTTACACCTATGCAGAAATATCAAGGGGCCTGTTGAACTCATTGATGTCCTTGATTGTCTATATGCCCTCAAAAAAATTACATTAAATGACAAGGGAGAAATCGAAAAATGCTGATAGAGATATCCTGTTCTAAATTTAAAACGCCAAAGCATCCAACAGAAGTAATAAGTTTCCACCCAGGCTTAAATGTCGTATTAGGGAACAAAAATGGAGCGAATTCTATTGGAAAATCCACCATGCTTATGATAATTGATTTCGCATTTGGTGGTTCGTCTTATGTAAAAAGCGATGCTGTGATTGAATTGGGAAACCATGAAATATTTTTCACCTTTCGTTTTTCAAATCAAGATTACAGATTTTCGCGAGATACAGCAAATCCTGATGTAATTCATGAACATCTGTCAAAAGATATCTTCAAAGAGATACACCTGCCTGAATACACCCAATGGCTTTGTCATCAATACAAAATGGATTATCCCGGAGTTTCATTTAGGAATACAATCAGTCGCTTTTTCCGTATCTATAAGAAAAGCAAAATCGATGAAATGCAGCCATTAAAAATCAGAGAGTCAGAAAACAATACGGCTGCAATCAATGTCTTGCTCTGTCTTTTCAACCACCATAATGAAATTTCATATTTCCAGAACCAGTTAAAATCCGCTAAAGACAAGCACTCCGCCTTTCGTACAGCACAGAAATACAACTTTATCGCCTCTGCTATTACACGACAAAAAGAGTATGAGGAGGCACAATCAAAGTTAGCCGAATTACGTCAAGAAAAAGAAGACCTGGCTTTTTCCAATAATTCCTCTGTTGATAGAAAAGAAGTGAAAAAGGCCAATCAAATAAACGAATTGAAACGATATCTTCGTGATGCCAGAAAAAAGCTTGAGCAGAAGAAAAATGATATTCATCTCGTTGATTTAAATCTTCAACTTGGGGTTCAACCAACGGAAGCAGATTTGAATAATCTCTTGACCTTCTTCCCCCATGCCAATATTGAAAAACTAGCTAAAATTGAAAAATTCCACCACAAGATACAATCTATACTCAAAGATGAATTGCTTGAAACAAAGAGAAGAATGGAACAAGAGCTACTACCTCTCCAAAACCAAGTGGATAAAATCCAAAATTATATCGAACAACTAAAACCATCGATGGCATTTAGTGACGAATTTCTTACCGCTTATACTAAGCTCGATCATGAGATAACTACTTTAGAAAATGAATGCGATAATTTTATCAATCTGCAAAATTTAAATGAAATCGAAAAGCAAGCAAAGAAAGCACTTGAAGAACGAACCACGTTGCTTTTGCATCAGATGGAAAAAAGTATTAATGCTGAAATGGAGAAAATCAGCGACTTCATATCTCATGGTGAAGACAACGCGCCCATTCTCAGATTGCTAAAAAGCAACAGCTATACCTTTGAAACACCGAGAGATTCAGGCACCGCCACTAATTACAAGGGAATGCTTATTTATGATTTAAGTATTTTAGAATTGACACCCTTGCCAGCTCTTGCTCACGATTCATTACTATTCCCGAACATTTCCGATGAAAAATTACGACAACTATTACGACTGTATGCATCCATCGAAGAAAAGCAAGTCTTCATAGCATTTGACCGACAAGATAATTTAGGACCAGATATTTCTTCCTTGCTTAACAAACATGCAGTTATAAAGTTAGGGCCAAACGATGAAGCTCTGTTTGGCATTCAATGGGGAAAGAAAAAGTAAAAATACGGCAGTAACGATAAAAAGCTATCGTTACTACCGTATCCATTTTACTGACTTTCTTCTTCTCTTCGCCCTGAGTTTCTCCCTAATTTTAGGCATAAAAAAAAGGCCGGCATTTTGCCGACCTGAACGAAACCATTGCTATATAGGCTTTTCTTCTACGCGCACCCTTTAAAATATTGTATCAATCTCAGGCATCTTTGCTCCAATCCTACCATGTAATTGATACAATGCAACGATAGTCCGAATTTTGCACACCCCCGTGTGCAAAATAGGATATTGTGGGAAATATGTTGAAATTCGAGTCATTTCTTCATGGATGTACCTGGCACTCCTTCATCCGAATATACATTAACAAACTGCCAATCTTTTTTGTTATCGATTCTTTAAAATGCTGAATCTGTAATTCAAAGCTCCCCCCTCTGTGCATCCTCATATGTACTAACTCGGCAATATGCCACAACACGAAGATTCCGATGTGCAGTCGCACTTCTCTTATATTAGCAGGAATAGGGTAGTTTGCTCTTTGTATATTGAGGATACACAGACTATTGCTATCTGAATTTTAATTATCTCAGTATAAACATACTACGAAGTTAAACTTTGTTTTCTTCACGGATGTCCGTAGGTATTCTCTCACATACTTCGATTAAGGTTTTCGCATAATCAAATCCTTTTTGCGTAACTGTTTTTTTGTTGACAAAAAGCATAATGGAAACAATACAAAGGACCATAATAATCAGAACAATGTAATCTGGGTATGGGTGTAAGAATGCCTGGTTTAGAGAAATTATTCCCTTGAGTATAATTTCTCTAATAGCAATGACTAAGTAAAGAAATAGTGCAATTCTTTTTGTTCCATACAGATTTCTCCAAAAATTGTACTCTTTTAATTCTTGATATATCCTTGGTTCTTTATCACGATTTGAATTTGCATAATTTCTAAGAATATTTGTTGCAGAAATATATTGTTGGTCATCATCTGCATTTTCATTTGATTGGTCCAGTGGAAGATTCAGTCCCCTGAATCTGTTCAATTTTCTATGATAACGTTCTTTTGTGATGTCATCAAATGTATTATCGGAAAAACGTAGCACAATTGTAGTTGGCATCCCACCTAATTTTGCATACATCTTTTTCTCGTAATCTTTTCCAATGTTCCTTGCTATTTTGCTGAAAATGGTAAGGAACACAAGACTCAAAAAAATTAGAGTGCCGTTTTCAATCCAACTATACTGTATTATACCTTTGATCAATCCGATCATAATAATAGGTGCTAATAACACTATTACTGGCATAACACGAGCGTGAAACGTAAAATCATCAAAAAAGCTCTTAAATTTATCCATTTTTAATCCCGCACCTCGACTTGCGATATTTACTTCTTTTTCGCTCCAGTAGATCGTTCTTTTTGATTGTAACTCATTTTATTGATAATATATGGTTCTAAAAACATCTACCCCTATTCATTGTGTGTATTGAAAGATCCAATATAGAACTCACTATCTCTATCACAAAGCCGTTCGTCGGATAAAAAATCTACTGAATAATTAGAATTTGATACATATATATGTACTTTCCCTGAACAGCAATCAAAAACAATATCTTTTGCCGAATTCTGAGTGATTGTATTATATCCTTCATAATAGTTCAGATTCTCTGCTGGCGCTTCGCCGATTACAATTACGCTCGGGTTTAATTTTTTCAAAACATCATTTGGCACTTTGCCTGAATCTCTGCCGTGGTGTGGTGCAAAAAGGATATCGATCTCAGGCCATTTTACATGATCCTTAATCTTATTGACGAAATCTTCTTCTATATCCCCCATCCAGATTGCTTTCACTCCTTTTTCAAGAGAATAAGTAAAGATTGGAGAGATGTTATTAAAGGCGGAACCGTCTTTCGCTTTTTGTAACGCATCTTTATAATCTGAATTCGATGTGATTGGCCATAGAAAATTTATTCCAGATGAACCATAGTTTTTTCCTTGAGAGCTGTTATTTTCATTCATCCAACAACGTGAACAACCTTCTTCTACGTAATAGTGATATTCGCCGTCTCTCAATTTACAGTAATAATTGAAACTTTCACTTGGATCAGATTTTGTGGCCTTATTTTCAACACAATAAAAGTTTACAATTCTGATTTTTTCATCTAAGAATTTTAACTCGCAAATATGGTCTTCATCAGGATGAGTAGAAATCACTCGTGTGATATCCTTGTTTTTCTTTTCCGTTACTATTTCATCAACAATATCTTTTTTATCATTATCATCCAGGCAACAGTCAATAATTGTAAAATTACTTGAATCATGTTTTATATAAAACATGTCTCCTTGTTCTCCGTTAATGTCAGAAACTGAAAAAGATTTAATCACACTCATTTTTATCCCTCCAATTTTTTTAATAGAATCCACTTTTACACTATCTCATGTACTTTTCCCGCTAATGGCAATAAGTCAATTACAGTAAACCCCATATCATTTGATCACTTGATCAACTGGTCATTATAATCACCAAATCTCCTTTTATATTCGCTATTTGGATCTCCGTATAATATTCTATCGTACTCACCAAAGATAAATTCCTGTTTGATTTTCTTTATTTTTTCACTATCATGTAATAATCGCCAAATAGTGACAGTTAATCCACCCAAATCAATCTTAGAGAATTTTTTTGTTATAGCAACATAAATTAGGTTTGAACTACTAGCAATTACATTTGAATAATTAACAATCTTAAGTGTCCGAACATGATATATTCTTCTATCCAAATCTGTTCCGCCCTCAAAAAACATACTATGCAACAATTCAATCATTGAATTAATCAATATAGCATAACCAGCTTGTTTTCCAACTGTAGCAACATTTGAGACATCTAAGCCAAACTTTGCAAGCTTTGATGCCCATGCAGGATCAATAGATGTTATAATTGGCAATGGCAAACTAGCCTTCGAATCGACATCAGACCTTAAATGAATTATTTCCTTACCTAAAGCTGCGACCACCTTTCTTTTTCCAGCTTGTCCTTCATGAAGTAACTTATTCGTAGTTTTGGTCACAACCATATAAGTACTTGCATTTTGGTCAAAAAAATCTTTTTTGCTTTCATTTGTATGAACATGAAAAGATTCATAATCTGTTGTAGTAACAGTTGCCGTTGCAATATTAGCTGTTCCAAATATCAATCCTAATAATGGATCATGTCCCAGAGTCTTCCCTCTATGCCCAAACTTGCCACCACCTGCTAATACACCATCAGAACCAATAATAGCATCAAAAGGTACTGGATTTTTAATAATTTCTTCCAAGCTTGGTTCATAATATCTGTGTTCCCGATTAGAATGCTCCGTTTCATGACCAAACGTATTACTTGCAGCTTCATCATCTTTAAGCCTAATCGGAAACTTCGTTAGCAAGTATTGCCTTGCAATCTGTAAACCAATTGCAAGAAATAAAAACGTTACATCTTGACTCGTCAAACCGGTCTTCTTTTCAAACTCATAATCTAAGTCTGACAATAGGTTTTCAGTATTAGACATAACATTATGAACACGCTCGGTTTCATTATAAAGTATCTCAAAATTCTTATTGTTTTCAGCTGAAATTTTTTTGATTTCTGCTAATCGTGCCATTATTTTCTCACTACTCATCTACTTCCCCCCTCTAATTGTACAAATATTTAAAAGAAGGCGTTTCTCTAACACTCGAGTTTCAAGTTCTACATTTTCTAGAACAGCTTTATTATAAAGAGCACTATACATTTTTTCTTCTTGACCTGCTTTTTTACACATCTTTCCCATATTTTCACTAAGAGGTTGTATCACTTTTAAAAATTTTTCCTTAGCTTTTATGTATCCTTCTAATTCAGATTTTTTTATCTTATTGCTTCTGTGATTCTCAAATAAGGAAAATAAGCCAAGCACTCCACAAACAGGGAAAAGGGGAATTCCGGCAAACGTTGTAGCAGACAATGCTCCTATGCCAATACTACTTAACCCAGTATTTGCACTTACTCCGGATGCAAGTGATGCCCATGTAATATCAATCCCCACGATATCACTCTCATTAAGTTTTTTTGTTAATAAGTTATCTTCTTTTTCCAATTCATTTAGATGATTGTCTAGCTCGGTAATTCTTTTAGTATAATCTTCTTCTGTTTCTAACTTGCCATTTTTTTCATATTTAATATTATCTTGTAGTTTAGCAATTATCGGTTCATATTTTTTTGAAGCTCTAGCGTATCCGCTTTCCTTCGCGGGCGTTTCAACATCTTCAATAAACCCTCTGTATACTTTGTAAGCTACTGAACCAACAATAGTTGCAGCAATAATAAATGGCAATGGCATAAACTGTTCCCCCTTTAACTTTTTGCACCATTCATAATTTAGCGCATAGTATTTATCTATAGAAATTATTATTTATTGTTTCTATCAATATTGCATATATCAAGTCTATTATTTATATGTACATTATTAAAGCTTATGTCACAGTACTTTGCGAAGAATAATTTCAAATTTTGTGTTAGCCCCATGTATATGCAACATGATTTTATGATGCTGTTCTTGAGTAATATTATCCATTGATTTTCTCCCCAAATACTTTCCATGTATTGGTATTAATATAAATATAATGTTCCTCATTACACATTTTGTCAATCATATCGCATTATTTTCCCATAGTTATATACAATAGGCACTCTGCAACGTATGCAAAGCACCTATTGGTTTACATCTGTATTTTTATTTCAACATCAGCCCTGAACGTTTCTACATAATGTATTATAAAGAACCGTTGCAATAACTTCCAGTCCATTTATTTTAGAAAACCATCATCTTGACTTATATTTTTATTTCCGTTCCATCCTTAAATGCCACCCGAATATCATTTTTACTGTAAACTGTAATGTAATCGACCAAGCTGCACCACAGACGTTTATCAAATTCTCCTATCAGGTTCTGGCCCTTAAGATTATCGATAAAAACTCCCAATTGCTCATTTCGTAACCGGCGATCTTGGATTTTTGCAGTAACCGCTTCGTATTGTTCCTTTGTCTTGTCATATCGACTGACGAGACTATCGTAACGTTCCTGGTATTCCGTTTGGTCTTGGGAAACCCGTGCATTTTCAGCGATACAATTTTCCGTCATATTAGTAAGTGCAATCAGATCCTGATTCAGCCGTTCTTGTTCGCTTTCAAGATTTGCCGTATCACACAGTTGTTCCCGTATCAGTTGTATATTGGAAATGATTTCCTTCTTATTCCCCACCAATTTATTCACGGCTTTTACAAAAATAGCTTTGATATCTTCTTCGGTAAGATGCGGCGTTTTGCAGTGATGCTTGAATTTATTATTGCAGCGGTAGATAGTCCTGCGATATTTATCGTTGGAATGCCAGACTTTAGCTCCGTACCAGCTGCCGCAGTCGCCACATTTTATCTTCGACGAAAAAATACTGACACCGCTGTGCCGCTTGCCGCCACGTCTTTTTACTTCTTCCTGTGCTAAGTCAAATACCTGCGGACTGATGATGGCTTCATGATCATTTTCCACATAGTACTGCGGCACCTCGCCATGATTTGCTTTTGTTTTCTTGGTCAGGAAATCTACCGTATAGCGTTTCTGGAGAAGCGCATCGCCTTTATATTTCTCATTTGTAAGAATACTTCTGACAGTGCTTGGACTCCATACATCGCACCCTGCCGGAGTTTTAATACCCTGTTCCGTCAAATCACTGGCAATGGAATGAAACGTATAGCCGCTAAGATACAGCCTGTAAATCAGCTTCACGATCTTTGCCTGTTCCTTGTTGACAACCAAATTGCCGTCCGGCCCTTTGTCATACCCAAGAAACTGTTTGAACGGTACGCTGACCTTACCATCGGCAAAACGTTTCCGTTGGCCCCATGTCGTGTTCTCGGAAATGCTCCGGCTTTCTTCCTGGGCAAGCGAGGACATGATGGTGATGAGCAGTTCGCCCTTGGCATCAAGCGTCCAGATATTTTCCTTCTCGAAATAAACCTCAATCCCCTTATCCTTAAGTTTTCGCACCGTTGTCAGGCTATCCACGGTATTTCTGGCAAACCGGCTGACAGATTTTGTGATAATAAGATCAATCTTATTATCCAGTGCATCCCTTACCATCGTATTGAACCCGTCACGATGACGGGTATTGGTTGCCGAGATTCCTTCATCCGTGTATATACCAACAAACTCCCAGTCGTTCCTGCCCTTAATATATGAGGTGTAATAATCAACCTGTGCTTCATAGCTCGTCACCTGATCTTCATGGTCTGTCGATACACGGGCATACCCCGCCACTCTTCGTTTCCGGTGACTATTGATGGGTTCTGCCGTGTAGCGGCTGATGACTGCCGGAATGGTATGTACTCTTCGCGCTTCCACTATTTTTTCCATCTCCCTTCATGTGTTCAGCAATTTTCCGTTTTAACCGGTGGCCAGCGGCAGCTTTTTCTTCTGCCATCGGTAAAACAAAATGTCAGCTCATCAGCTTTTCCAGTTTCAATATGGTCTATCTGTTTTCGGAATTCGGCATCATCAAATGCTGGCAGTCCGAGTACCGTTGCTGCCATCTGCTTCAATGGATCTTCCCGTATACCCGGAATCTTGCAGGATTTTCCCGAGAGCTTACATCGCCAGTAAGCGACGCTTCCGTTTTTCCGCTTATCCAGACAGCGTTTGAAACATATATGGCATTGAACGCATAGAATCCGATCTGTAAAGACAGAATATCGTTCCGATTTCCCACTCATCCGGTACTGCGTCGTCCATGCCTGCTGTCTGTCCTTGAGTTCTTTCGTCCAGCATTCCTTGCTTGCAGTTGATACCCAGTGCCGGACAATTCTCCGGTCATCTTTCATGTTAAATATCATGACATGATATTCCGGTACGGTAATTGTATCGACTTTTTCAAGAAATATGTTTTTATCAAAGTTCTGCAATCCAAGAACAGCCGCGCATTCCCGTTCCAGTACGATTTGCGGGATAGTTCCTTTTGCGCCACAGTTTTTCCCTTTATATTTATGGGATGTACATCCCCAGTACCCGATATGCCGCCCTTTATATTTCCGTTTGCTACTGACGTAACTTTTTCCACAAATACCGCATTTTATTTTTCCCGTAAAGCATGTCGTATGTAGTGATTTGTTAGCAAATGGCCCTAATTGGCACCGACGTGCCATTTCCTTCTGTATATAATCGAACGTTTCCTTATCAATGATAGCTTCATGAGTATTTTCGACAAAATACTGTGGTTTTTCGCCACGGTTTTTCCGTTCTTTTTTAGTAATAGGATCTTCTATATATGTTTTCTGAAGCAGGAGATTACCGGTATAGGTAATATTGGTAAGTACCTGCTTGATGCTGGGATCACCCCAGTTATTACCATGCCTAGTTTTGATGCCCTTCGCCGCAAGCTCCCGTCTTGTCTCAACCCGTGATTTTCCGTCAAGAAAATTTTGATATATTCGCTTTACAACAGCTGCTTCTTCAGAAACAATTACGAGTTTATCCCCTTCCCATCGATAGCCATATATAAAGAACTTTGCAGGCGGCATGCCCTGTTGAAACCGTTTATGCACCCGCCATTTGATATTCTCGCTGATGGATCGGCTTTCTTCCTGGGCAAAGGATGCAAGGATTGTCAGCATCAACTCACCTTCGCCACTCAGAGTATGAATGTTTTCCTTTTCAAACCATACTTCGACACCGATATCCTTTAAATGGCGTACCGTGTTCAAAAGGTCAACCGTATTTCTTGCAAAACGCTGAATGGCTTTTGTAAGGATAATATCGATTTTTCCTGCTTCTGAAGCAGCAATCATTTCGTTGAATGCATCCCGTTTCGCCATTCCTGTACCGGAAATGCCATAGTCTGCATAGACACCGGCATATTCCCATTCAGGATTCTTCTGGATAAGGCCGCTATAATAGCTGACCTGTGCAGAAAGTGAATGCTGCATCCGTTCCGATTCTACGGAAACACGGGCATAGGCTGCTACTTTCTTTTGCTTTCTGAACGGCGATACCTGATGCTCGACTTTGAGGATTGTCTTTCGCATAGAATTCACTCCTTTCCAACACTATATATCACTCTGTTTGATACAATTATCAAGTGTATAAAGAGCCGGAAAAAGGATGATATTTTTCGAGCATCTGGCGCTCTGCCATATGATATTCGCTCTCCGTGATAAGTTTTTCATCGCGCATCAACTGCATCAGATGCAATGTCATCAGGAACAGCGCTTCATTTTGAAATGTTTTCTTATCCATGACGGTCTCCGCCGAAACGGTATTCAATATAACACGCATGGGAGCAGAACTTCCGATGGCTGTTGCCGTAGACCATGAATCCCTTCCCGCAAGCCGGACAGGTATAGGTGTAGACTGCCTTCCGCTTCACCAGCTCCAGATGTGCGTTCCACCACTTGTTCCGGCAGGCATCGCAGCAGAACCGTTTCCGCTTCCGCCCCGGATTCTGGGCAATGGGCTTTCCGCACTGCTCGCAGACCGCCCCATTTGTTCTGGTTGCCAGACTGTGCCGCCGGCAGAACGACTTCACCGTATTGATGGAAATTTGGAGCTGCGCCGCTATCCTGCCATACCCTGCCCCATCCCGGCGCAAGGCAATGATCTGTTGTTTCTGTTCGTCCGTCATGATGGACACCTCCTGAAAATTTGGTCTTCAGGAGTAACAGGACAGAACAGCTATCGTTAAGTACTTCGATGTAAAATTTAATAGAAATCTTAGTTATTTCAAAATGAAATATTTTTCTTTGTCCTGTTCAATCTTGACTTTATAGTCATATGATGACTATAATAAACATACTACACTGGTTTTTATAATTTAAGTGCAATAGATCCTAGACAACAAAATAAAAATGACACATAGACTTCTTTGTTAGCACGGTGTTTGAAAAAACTACCCTATAGCAAAGAAGAACCTATGTGTCACTACACACATCTGATGCCAATTGAGTACGGAAAGGTACTCTTTGTTCTTGCAGGCGGTAAATCTATTACGAAAACTGCCCATCTGTTGAAGCTGAGCAAGGATACTGTCTCGCGGAAACTTTGTCTCAATGCGGTATCCACTGACCAGTCCATGCCATACTGCCCATGCAATACACAAGCTCTCTACGAGTAGCATAGAACGGTCTATCACCCACATAAGTACCTGAAAATGCGGCACTGCATTCTTGGGCTTATGCTCATTCTGGAGTACCACTGGTTACTTGAGGAAATTGTTGAAGGTATCCAACTAGAACATGGCTACCGTCCTGTCAGTGTCCCAACCATCCACTGCTCTATCTACGCAGGCCTGCTGAATCCATACGGACTTTCAGCGAAATTCATGTTCTGGAAACTGCATCATCACGGAAAGCGGCATCGCAAAAAGAAAGAAATTCTCGAAACATGCTCAGCTCAGAAAGAACCTAAAATTTGTGACGTTCTACTTTATTGCCCCACGTCCTCAATCAATGGAAGCGCAGAACCAATGAAAACACCAATAAGCCTCTATAGGAGTTCTTCCCCAAAGGCAAGGATGTCACGGACACGCCGAGGGATCACATCTAACGGAAGTACCATAAGCTGAACCTAAGCCCTAGGAAGTGCCTTTGCTACAAAACACCATATGAGGTCTATGTCTCAAAGGTGTTGCACTTACCTTGATAATTCACCCCGTAAAAGAAGGAGGGGATAACATTATGCCATATAATCGATACAAAAATACTCAAAAAAGAAAAAATTATCTATTAGCGCATAATAAGAAGAAATATGACAGGGTATCTATAATACTGCCGAAAGGAACAAAAGAAAAAATAAAAAGGCTAGCTAATAAATCTAGCTTAAATCATTTTATAAATACGGCCATATATGAAAAAATAAAACTTATGGAACAGGATGGTACAAATGACTTATAAATTAATCAATGATAATTGTTTCTCTTGGATGAACAATCGAGAAGAGAATTCGATTACTGCAATAGTTACAGATCCACCATATGGGGTGAAAGAGTATACGAAAGAAGAATTGGAAAAAAAGAGGAATGCATCTGGAGGTATATGGCGAATTCCGCCAGCCTTTGATGGCCGAAAAAGGAATCCACTGCCAAGGTTTTCTGTCATTAATGATAGTCCATTAGAAAGGGAAAATGTATATAATTTCTTTTTCACATGGGGGCAACTTGCCTTGAAAATTCTCGTTCCCGGGGGACATATATTTATTGCATCTACACCTTTATTATCCGACATAGTTAGTCAGGCTTTACGAAATGCTGGTTTAGAACGACGTGGAGAAATTGTTAGAGTCGTAAAAACTTTTAGAGGTGGAGATCGCCCCAAAGGCGCAGAAAAAGAGTTTTCCATGACAACAGTTATCCCTCGTGGATGTTGGGAACCCTGGGGACTTTACAGAAAGCCACTTTCTGAAAGAACTGTTGCTAAAAACTTAAACCATTGGAAGGCTGGTGCCTTACGTCGGAAATCGATTGACACACCTTTTTGTGATTTAATCGAGAGTGGAAAAACGCCACAGTGTGAACGTAAAATTTCAAATCATCCTAGTTTAAAGCCTCAAGATTTTATGAGAGCTCTTGTATCTGCAGCATTACCCTTACAAGAAGGAATTATCTTAGACCCATTCTGCGGAGGAGGCTCCACTATTGCGGCGGCAGAAGCTCTTGGTTTTAATAGTATAGGTATTGAGCAAGATAAAAATTTCTATCAAATAGCCCAAAATGCAGTTCCCCGCTTATCCAGACTTTATCCCAAAAACGAACAATTATTATTTGAAAAAAGGTGAATACGGAGGTATTGGTAAAATATTTTTAAGTTTATTGCGTGTACTCTTAAGTTGCTTACTATATTTAATTATATTGGTATTTATATATACTGCTCCGTCGCGTAATTTATTAGTTCCAATCGAATTAGTAACGTAGGTTTCGGTACGCTGACTATTATTGCTATTTCTTTTACTCTTACAATATACCCAATCTGATATGCCTTCGCCTAATTCATATCCATTAATATTTGCAATTAAAGCTTGTATAAATTCAATGTTTCCATCATTCAGAATGGTATAACAAACTATGATATGCCATCCTGTATGACCGTTATGACTTTCACCACCTTTTTTATAGTTAATACATGCTTTTACTTCAAGCCCTATGTTTTTTTCTGCATACATTAAATCGGGGTATTCTTGGTCACTATATGGCTTATAGAGGCTATGTTCTCCCATATAATGAGTAAATAAATTCGAAACTACACCACTAAAATTATTTTTTTGTATTAGTTGGGATAGCTTTATCCCGGTCTTACTATTTATCGTCTTGAAGAAATTTTGGGTATCTTCCATAGCTAAAAAGATACTTTCTTTTGTTAAATCTTCTGGCAATAAAACATCTCTTAAATATTTTCTTTCAAGCATATACTAATCTCCTATCTAACGCATCTTACGATAATATATTTTTAGTATAACACAAAAATCCGGTACGGAACATCCTTCCCGATGCCCCGTACCGGATTTGCTCATGCAATCTTCTGTTTTACATCAGCCACAATGGCTTTGACTGCCTGCTGCATCAGGGTAATGTAGAGGCGGTTGCGGATTTTGACCCACCAACTGGTGGTGGTCTTGATTTCGGCATCCAGCGGATTGCCTGCTTGACCCATTGGTTCAGGCGCAATTGTCTAAATGCATTCTCCTCGGCGGGGTTCTGTCTGGCGGATTCACAGGCCGCCTCGACCTTGTCCATGCCGACCGTAATGCCGAGCGAGGGATTGGCTTTCTTCCACACCTTGACATCCGTCCAGTCGTCGGTATCCTTGGCCCCGTATATCACCGGATAGAAGGTGGCATCAATCTTCCGGCCTGCGATAATATCCAGTGCCTTTTGATGGGTTTCATAGCAAATGGAATGGGTGTCCGTTCCGGCGGTCGTAATAAGGAAATACAACGGCTGCGTCCGGGCATCGCCGGAGCCTTTAGTCATGACATCAAACAGTTTTCGGTTCGGCTGCGTGTGCAGCTCATCGAAAATCACGCCGCTTACGTTAAAACCGTGCTTGCTGTAGGCATCGGCGGATAATACCTGATAAAAACTGTGCGTGGGAAGGTAGATGATCCGCTTCTGCGAAGCCAAGAGCTTTACGCGCTTGGATAAGGCCGGACACATCCGCACCATATCCGCCGCCACTTCAAACACAATGGATGCCTGCTGGCGGTCGGCGGCGCAGCCATACACTTCGGCGCGTTGCTCCCCGTCACCGCAGCATAAGAGGAGTGCTACCGCTGCCGCCAGTTCCGACTTGCCCTGCTTCTTGGGAATCTCAATGTAGGCGGTATTGAACTGCCGGTAGCCGTTCGGCTTTAAAATGCCGAACACATCACGGATGATCTGTTCCTGCCAGTCGATCAGTTCGAACGGCTTCCCGGCCCAGGTGCCCTTGGTATGGCAGAGACATTCGATAAAGGACACGGCATAGTCCGCCATGGTCTTGTTGTATTTGGAATCCTTGGCCCTGAACTTCGTAGATCGATAGCGTTTCAACTTCCGCAAGCAGCGTCACCTCCTTTGCGGCAACAAAAAAGACCGCCGAAGTGGGCAGTCTTGATATACATATGATATTGTGTGATTATTTCTTCCTGATTTTACCCGGATATTTCATCATGAGGTTGTTCTTTTTTGCCATTTTTAAAGGCTGAAGAACCGGAAAGGTGCTGCAGGAGCAGCTTCCGTTCGTCCTTGTATTCTTTGCCGATAAAGCCAAGCCGGAGCAGAAAGCAGCGGAAATCGTATTTCTCGTTGGTGGATGGGTGCTCCGTTGCCAATACGCGTTTCTGCTTTTTAGCCAGATGGCAGAGCGCCGTAATGAAATGGGTGCAGGCTTTGACCGTATCGGCATCCGGGCAGCCGGTAAACCAGGGGAATAACACTTTATCCTCTGTTACCTGCATACGCAGCACATCAGTTTGGAAAACTTTTAACATGAGGTTGCTCTTGGCCTGAATCAGCTTCTTCAGGTTTTCCAGTGCCGTATCGGTGAAGAAAGAGCGCGGCATGGCAATCACCAAGTCGTCAGGTTCTTTGGTAAGATTATTTGATTCCTCGGCGGTAAATCCTGCTTTTTCCAAACCGGCCAGCACCGTTTGGACAATCTTGCTATCAGTATCTGCTTCGTAGAGTAGGTTTCCGTCCTTGTCGACGGTGAAAGCGCCGATAGCATAGGCGCAGGTTGGCATGAATTGGTAGACCGCCTTTTCTCTGGTAATAGTGCTGACGGCATTGGCCAGTTCCTTACGTGTTTTTCCTTGTGCATGGTACAAAATTTTCATAGTAGTAAACCCCTTTCGTTTTTGTCATGTACATATATCACTCTAACCGGCAATTATAGCAAGGGGTTTGTACCATAATTTGTACAGATTATTCTTGTACTGCCGCCATTTTACCGAGCAGTTTTCCAGTCAGCCACAAGCCGCCATCAATCAGCGTCGGCAGGAAGCATTGATCGCGGAACTTGCTCCAACCGGTTTCCTTGCCAGCAGATTCCTGCAACGCGGCTGTGTAGGCATCCGCTACTTCTTTGGCTGCCGGAAGCACCGTTGTATTCAGCCAGGAAATGGTGGCGTTCTTGGCATCTTCCTGTACTGAATCCAGAACGTGTTCCTTGAGTTCGTTCTTAATTGTTTCGATATCCATATTAGCATCTCCCTTCAAAATCTGTTATGCCGCGGGCAATCGCCCGGGCGAAATCATCCGTGTTATTCGTGAGCAGCACGGCATCATCGTCGTTATCAATAAAAGCTGTTTCTACTAAGACAGCGGTCATCGTGGTGTCCTTCAGCACGATGAGGTTGGGCCGTTCCTTCAGGCCGCGATCCACCGTGTCAAGACTTTGCACGATCTGCGACTGGATGCAGGCGGCAAGCTGTGGGGACGAGCCGCTGTCGTTAGTATAGACCAGCGTTTCCGTACCGCGGGCGCAGCCGCTGTCGGCATTGCAATGCAAACTGACGAATACATCGGCAGGCCAGGTGTTTGCCGTATCCACCACGCAGGGCAGATCCGGTGTCTCTCCAGCCAAATTATCGCTTTGCAATAATTTTACCTCGCAGCCTGCCGTCTCCAAGTACCCTTTCACTAATTCCCCAATCGTAGCAACCACATCACATTCCCGCAGTCCGGTGTCGGGATTCACAGCGCCGCTGTCCCGTTCCCGGTCATGCCCGGGGTTGATACATACACGCATTATGTTGCCTCCACTTCAGTATAGGTATAGGTCTTTCCATTCCGTGTCACGGTTACCTGCTCGCTTGAGCCGACCTGCTCGATATACCGTTTCACAATGACGTCGCAGAATTTTTCATCGAGCTCCACCATGTAGCAGCGTCGTTTCGTCTGTTCGCAGGCCAACAGCGTCGAACCGCTGCCGCCGAATGGATCCAGCACGGTGCAGCCGGTCATGCTGGAATTTAGGATGGGATAGGCCAACAGCGGGATCGGTTTCATCGTGGGATGGTCCGTATTCTTTTTCGGCTTATCAAACTCCCAGATAGTGGATTCCTTCCGTCCGGTGTACCATTCATGCTTTCCTTTCTTCTTCCAGCCGTAAAGCACTGGTTCATGCTGCCATTGGTAAGGCGAGCGTCCCAGCACCAGCGACTGCTTCTTCCAGATGCAGCAGCCGGATAAATAAAAACCGGCATCCGAGAAGGCTTTCCTAAAGTTAAGTCCCTCGGTGTCGGCGTGGAATACATAGATGCTGGCATCCTCTGCCATGACGGTGTGCATGCAGGAAAACGCATCATATAAGAATTGGTAGAACTTGTCGTCCTGCAGGTGATCGTTCTTGATTTTTCCGGCCCGGCCTTCGTAGTTGACATTATATGGCGGATCAGTGACCACCAGATTGACCGGTGTTCCCTGCAGTAATCGCTGGTATGTTTCCGGCTGGGTGCTGTCGCCGCAGAGCAGGCGATGGATTCCCAACTGCCACACATCACCGGCCTTGGAGAATACCGGTTTCTTAAGCTCGGCATCCACATCAAAATCATCATCATGTACACCATCCTTTATATCGGCCTTGAACAGGTCGTCCAATTCTGCCGGATCAAACCCGGTAAGCGACACATCAAAGTCGCTGCCCTGTAGATCGGTAATGAGCAGCGCTAATTTATCCGTATCCCAATCGCCGCTGATTTTATTAAGGGCGATGTTTAGGGCTTTTTCCTTTTCGGTGTCCATGTCGATTACAACGCAGTCGATTTCCGAGATGCCTTCCTGCTGGAGCACCTTTAGGCGCTGGTGGCCGCCGACCACGTTGCCGGTACGCTTGTTCCAAATGACCGGCTCGACGTAACCGAACTCGTCCAGCGAGCGTTTCAGCTTTTCGTACTCCGGGTCGCCCGGCTGCAAATCCTTTCTCGGATTATAGGCTGCCGGGATGAGGTCTTGTATGTTCTTTTTAATCAGTTCCATAGTTATTTTCCTTTCCGTGACTGCAGCAGGTGTTCCATTAGGTTATCCTGTGGGGTACCTACGAAAGTCGCCGTACAGTTTTGCTTGACGATATCGAAAATCTCGTACCAGAGCAGGTTCGCCTGTTTTTGAAATGATTGGCTCATCTGCACAAACGGACTGGTAATGGCACCGCCGGTCGTGGGGTGCTTGCCAAGCAGTCCATAGGTGCTGATGGCTTCCTCGCACTGGATATACCGGGCGAATGCCTGGGCATAGGCTTCCAGCAGTCGGGGATTGACGAGTCGTTCGCAGCCGCGGTCCTTCAGCCATTTCCAGGTCTGGCGGAACAAGTCGTCGGCACCAAGCGGCTTGCCGTCCCGCTGCCGGGCAGACAAATAGTCGCTGGGATTCGGTATGTCCTCGCCGGTGAGATCTGCGGCATCATTTAAATCGGCGCCTTCTAAGATGGGCGTCGGCAGGTCGATAATGGTGGCTGTCTTTCCCTTGGCGATTTTATCGGCCAGCGCCTCCGGCTTGTCCCCGGCGCGGATCCGTCTGCCGCCGCGATTGGTTCCGTCCTTGGCCATGGCTGTTCAACTCCTTTCCCATGCGGTAAATCCCCCGTTTGAACCGCAATTTTTGTGCGCGTGACCCCAGCACCGGTCTAGCATTTCGGCGCGCCAGCGATTTTGACCGCCCCTCCTGGCGAAGCGTAGTCACTCATAGCGGTATTCCTTTTTGGCATGATGCCAGCGGTCGTCCATCTCGGCGGTTATCTTCGAGTGGCACGGCTTGCATAATGCCATAAGGTTATCCTCGTCATGGGTGCCGCCGCGGGAGAGGGGACGGATATGGTGCACCTCCGTTGCCGGAGTGGTCTTGTGGTTCTTCAGACACATCTCGCATAAGGGGTGTTTTCCGATGTACCGGTCCCGGATGCGCTTCCATGCTCTGCCGTATCGTTTCTTGACGACAGGGTTGCGCTCGTACGTGTCATAACGTTTGTCCATTAATTTTTGGTGCTGCTCGCAGTACCGGTTCACGGTCAGCTCCTTGCAGCCGGGGTAGGCACACGGTTTCTTTGGTTTCCAAGGCACAATGTTCATCTCCAGACATAGCAAAAGCCTCCAAAGGATTGCTCCCTCGAAGGCTTCTCTCACACTTTCATGCTATTAGTATACCACGCAAAACAGGCAAATGCGTCCGCGATTTTGGACATCATGTCTTTCCAAACAAAAGGATGGCAAACTTATCCAATGCACGATTCTTCCTTTTGTAGGCAGACGATCGTTCGATGTGAAAATGATCGGCTATGGCATAGACGGCACCCGTTTGTGCATCCTCATCGGCATAAAAGGTTTCCAGTACATACTGCTCGTCACTGCTTAACTTCTCCCATGCAGGACGGAACCACGCCATGTATTCGATAGCCTGCCGGTACCGTTCCTTTAAGATGTCAATGTCTGCCAAGCCGGAGATGATATGTTCTTCTGCTGCATGCGGGTTGCAGGAGTGCGGCATCCCATCGAAGCCGGACGGGTGCAGGCTGGTCATGGCAGCATATGCCTGTTTGATATCCTCACTGGTGTTTTCGATAATAAAGTTCATGCTGTCGTAATCCCGGATGGCATCAATAGCACCGCTTCGTTTATTCAGATACTTCCAGATAACACTCATAGGCTTCCTCCTCGTAAGCTAGCCCGGACTGCATCAATCAGTGCAGCCTGGGTCTTGTTTTTTTCTTTCAGGGCCTTTAGGATGCGTCCATCGATGGTCCCTTTCGTGATGATATGCTGAATGACGACGGTTCCAGATGTCTGCCCCTGCCGCCAGAGCCTGGCATTGGTCTGCTGGTACAACTCCAGACTCCATGTTAGTCCGAACCAAACAAGCGTGGAGCCGCCCTGCTGCAGGTTGAGTCCATGTCCGGCGGATGCCGGATGAATAACCGCAACAGGAATCGTCCCTGCATTCCAATCCGCTATATCCTGCGAAGTCTTGATTTCCCGCACGGTAAATCGCTGCCGGATCCGTGTCAGGTCATGCCTGAACCAATAGGCCACCAGCACCGGCTTGCCGTTGGCGCTTTCGAGGATATCCTCCAACGCATCCAGTTTACGGTCATGAATGGGAATCACCGTCCCGTCATCAGAATAGATCGCACCGTTTGCCATCTGGGAAAGTTTCATCGTGAGGGATGCCGCATTGGCGACGGTAACATCGCCGTCCGGCAGCTGCAGCACCAGATCCTTCTTCAGTTCTTCGTACCGTTTACGTTCCGCATCAGATAACTGCACTTCATACTGGCTGCTAATGAGTTCCGGCATAGACAGGTGATCCGTGGATTTCATGGAAATAGAAATATCCGATATTTTTCTGTATATCTCGTTCTCAGCTCCCGGCAGCGGTCTGTAGCTGAAAACGACCTGCCCGTTCCGCTTGTCCGGAGTAAAGTAGGTGCTGCGGTACTGCCCGATGAATCTGCCAAGCCGCTTCCCCATATCCAACAACTTGAACTCGGCAAATAAATCTATCAGACCGTTGCTGGAAGGAGTACCTGTCAGTCCCACCATCCTTTTTACCTTCGGTCTTGCCTTCATCAGTGCCTTGAACCGCTTGGACTGGTAATTCTTGAAGGACGACAACTCATCCACAACCACCATGTCAAAATCAAAGGGGATCCCGCTTTTCTCAATCAGCCACTGCACGTTCTCACGGTTGATGATATAAATATCCGCCTGTGCTTTCAGTGCCGACAGTCGTTCCGTCTCTGTACCCACTGCCACGGTATATTGCAATCGATGTAGATGATCCCAATGCTGTATTTCATTTGCCCATACGGCTCCCACACGCAGCGGGCATATTACTAAAACGCGATGAACCTCAAAGCTGTCAAATAAAAGGTCTTGGATTGCCGTCAGCGCGATACTTGTTTTGCCAAGACCCATATCCAACAGGACCGCTGCCGTCGGATGGCTTTCGATATAAGAAATGGCATATTGTTGGTACTCATGAGGCTTGTATTGCATCCAGCATCCCCCCAATCTGGTCTGCATTGTCAATAATATAAACTTGAAATCCTAACTTCCGCAGCAGACGATGCCTCGCCAGTTGAAGAGGACGCGGCTTCTTTCCCGGCGCTTTTACTTCCACAAAGGCTATCCTGCCACCCGGCAATAATACCAACCGGTCCGGCATCCCATCAAGGCCTGGACTGACAAATTTCAGTGCCACGCCGCCTGTTTTCTTTACTGCTGCTGCGAGTTTCCGTTCAATGATTTTTTCTCGCATTTCATATACTCCTTCTCCTGTCATCATTGAAAGTCTTCCTATTTTTGTCCTTTTTGTCACACTGTCCTATAGCGTGTACGAATGAAAATATAAATATAAATATAAGTAAAAATATGTATCTATATGTATCTGTTACTATAAGGACACATATACCCATATATTTACATACGGTATAGGGACAGAAAGGACAAAAAGGACAAAAGTCACTGCTCATACATATGTGGATTGACGAGATATGTCTGTGCAGGCGGCCTTCCTTTTCCCGAATAGTTTTTATTTTCCTTCGGGGCAATATAGCCGTAATCCACCAGTTGGGTTAAGACCGGCTGTACATCCTCTGCTTTCTTGAAATTGCGGCAGAGCCTCATAAGGTCCCTGCGTGTAAATTCCGTCATCCCATTTTTCATTACCACATCCATCACCTTCTTGCTCTGGCTGATAACCGGGTCAGCTCCCATCAGCATAAAAGCCGCCCTTGCATGTTCTATAAAATATTCTCCAATCCGGATACTGTTTTTCATGGTTTCCCCATCCACCACAAACGGATCCGATGTAACTAAAAAGTCATGGCTTCGATGTATGGATGCCCGACACAACAGGGCTGCAATACGCTGAATGTTGCCTACCAGCTTTCCTGCCCAGTCCACAATGTCTGCGTAGGTTCTGTTTAACTCAGGCTCCAGCCTTTCGGCAAAAGCTTCTATCAGCGCATCTGCCTCCTGCGATAAGGTGATGATTTCTTCCCCGTTTTCACATTCATCCTCCAACAGGTTCCGGATGCACTGCTCATATTCCCGGTACACGCCATCAGGAACAGATGCTGAACGGTATTTCCGTTTCCCCACAAAAGATGCCGGAATACAGTACAAAAACCGTGCTGTCAGTCCCCGCCCCCGAAAGATGCCGTTCTGCATCAGGCCGGAAAGAACGCTTGGCTGTACCATAAGCAGCACCGTCAGTGCCGGGTTCATAATGCTTTCACTGTTCCTGCCGATACGGTCCACCCGGATGCTGTCCCCGGAGTAGCCTTTCAGCATAACGTCAATATTGACGGTTTTGGAATATGCACCTGCCAGCGTATCAAAAATCCCGCCTTCCGTGGATAGGATGGCGGCCCGCCCGTTATTATCCGCAAGCACAGACGTCAGCTTTTCTGTGGTAATATCATCCACATACAGCTTCATCGGCTTCATTTCCTTATATCCAGCAATCTCCTCTGCCATTCTCCGGACCGCTTGTGCATCCGCCTTGCCCTTGGATGCCTGATCTTCCAGCACTTTCTGCCTGCGTTCCAGTATCCGTTTCTGCATTTTGCTGGTTTCGATTGCCGCTGCATTCTGCACATTCCGCTCTGACTCATATACATTTAAGGGCCGTATCATGGCATTTTCGACCGCGGATTTACGTTCGGACGGATTCATGACATTCAGCACAAAAATATTGACAGGCTCTATCCAGTCCGGCTTTGCCCTGATTTTGAATTTTCCCTGCATGCATACGGACAAGATTGCAATGGCTGCGGTAGCCGCCATATCAACCGGTGTCTGTGTGCTTTCCGAGAGTGCTGCTACATAATCACCGATCGCCTTTGGCAGAGCATCCAGCGGAAAAGGCGGCAGATGGTATTCATCAAAGGGAATGGGCATCTCCCACTCCGGTTCCTTGTTATATTCCTCTGGTACAATATATCCATCCTGCCTTGCCAGATCCCTGCCAAATTTCAAGGCACTGTCCCAGATGATATCCAGTTCTTCCTGTGCTAACGGCGGCATACATCTTTTTGATTTCTCGATGAAAATATGATGGGCTTCTTCCGTACAGCCATACCGTTTGACGACTTTTCCTGCAAACCGGCTCATGCTTTTATTACGGGAACCCTCTGTGATAGTTTCCCTATCCAAATTAGAAAAGGCTTTTTCATTTAAAAATTCATCTATGGTTTGGCTTCCTTCATGCCATATTATGTTCTCTGACTGACAGCCATACATAAACCGTGCCGCATCTGTCGCCCCATTATCAAAGAAGGGTGCCGCCGCATATATACGCTTTTTTAAGTTCGCACAATCTTCTGCACTTACAGTCGGTTGATGGGGGAAATACACATGATGCCGCGGTCTGGCTGACTTTTTCCCTTTCACTTTTCCGTCATGACGGCTCGGGACAACAACAAAAGAAACATCCGGGAAAATATTTTGATACATGTCTGGATATATCCAGTCTTTGGGATGATCCGAGTGATCATTGTCACAGTCCATGACATCCACGTTCCCTGCAATATAATCGGCATTCGAGCGATGGAAATTTTTATATTCTGCGCTGACATGGTCCCGGCAGATGACAGCCTTAAAATCTTCTTCATTTGTAATATCAGCCTGATTCGGGTAGATGCTGTTCTTGGCATTTCCCGTACAATTTGCCGTATATAAAGTGAATTTCATCGGACCGTCTCCTTTAAATCGCTGCCAAAGTAACGCAGTTTGTAATTCTTCCTTTTGGCTCTCCTGATTTCGGCATCCATTCCCGCCGATATGATATCTCCAAATACCCACACCTCACTGCATTGGCTCATCAGTACATTGCCAAAGTGTAGTCCCAGTTCACGTTCCGTTATGTCGGTATCATCAAGGAACTGCGGAAACAGCAAATGTGGGGCAATAGGGATATACCCCTGCTCCACCGCAAAGCGACTATATCGTCTTGCATTGGCAATGTTTCCGGGCATATCCCCTGAAAACGGGGAGCATACATATACCAGAGGTCTGTATGCTCTTGCCGCCTTCGCTTCCTGTTCGATATGGGATAAGGCTTCGTATGGGGTCGGATCCGGATATCCTTCACTGTTACGTCTGCTCACACCCACCATGTTTACCTCCCGCCAGCTTTTTGCCGCAGCTGTCACACAACACCGATGTACCGAAAAGATCAACCTTGCCATCGGCAAATACCTCTGCCAAGTCAACCTGCACTTCTGAGCCACAATGTGGGCAGCGGCAGAATACATTCTCGTCATTGATTTCAATGGAAATCCCTACCGTATCATTCAATTTCTCTTTTACATAAAACATACTTATCGGTCCTCCTCTAATTTTGCTTTGTACCATTCCAAATGTCGTTTACGGTCTTCATAATTGGGAAAAGCTACGAGCAGTCCCACATCAACCTTCTGCAGGGTTTCCAACATATCAATTTGATCTTTAGCCAGATAGGGCCTGATACTCGTTCCCTTTTCGATCCCATTGGCAAGCCTGAACTGCTTGGCTGTCATACCCAGCACGATACGGTTTAACATATTGCATTCATTGCTGAAGTGATACGGCTTCGGGTTCTCATGGAGCAGCTTGATGTTTTCTGTAAGAAGCGGAAACTCCTGTCTCGCCGATACCAGTGTCTGAATGAATTTTTCCATTTCGTTGAAACGCCTGATATACAGTTCCTTGAAATGTGCTGCTTTTTTCCCTGTAAATCCCATGCCAAGTGCTGTGAATCCATCCCGCGTAATTGCATACCGGCGCTGCTTTCTATTCCACTGATCGGTGTACGTGGTTGGCACAAAATTGTGCCGACCAAATTCTGCACTAAATCCGGAATCAGGCGAAAGGATCGCGTCAATGTTACGCAGTACCGTTTTGTGCTTCTTCTCAAAAAATTCAGAAACATATAGGCTGTCCACCCTTGCTGTATCATGGGTGTCGGCAAAAATGCCGTATTGGTCTTTCGGTATTAATTCCTTCATAAAAATACCGCCTTTCCTAAAAGTAGGGTTTTGCCCTCTGTTAGTGAAAGGACAAAACCCTACTTTTTAAGAACCATATGTTTAATCTTTTTTATAGAAACTGCATTCGTATCCGTCTGCACGAAGGAGAAGTCCGCTGATCCAAGGTGGCGTCCTGCCCATTTGCTCACAGATGGAATCAAGAGATACATCCATGCTGCACTCCATGATCAGCTCATCATGGACATGTCCACAGATAAAATAATGGGATAATGTCCGCATGGCATAGGCGAGAATATCCCGGCTGATGGCCTGGACAATGTTTTCCACGAACTTTGGGCCGTAGCTTTCAATCCGTTCCCATTTTTTGGTGCCGCCAACGCCCTCATAGGTAACGGCTTCACCACCGAAACGGTTCTCTCCTATTCGTGGCTTCACGTAGGACAGATGCCTGCCGCTTGGCAACTGGATAAACAACATCCCACTCTGATAAACAAACCGAATGCCATGCGTTTCAGTCAGCATATGCCGCTGGACCGTATTCCTAACGCACCTGTCCACATCCCACCAAAACCGCACGATATTCGGATTGGCTGACCGCCATGAATCCACCAGTGGCTGTAGTTCTTCTTCTGCAAGTCCCATATCGAGCGCACCCATTGCTTTCAAGGCACCGACCGAGCCGCCGTATCCACAGTTGTGGACGAGTTTCCCCGATACGGTAAAACGATGATGCTTTCCGGCATTTCGTATGTCATAAAGTCGAGCCGTGCGCGTATTAGATGCCAGTTCTTTCTCTTTTCGAACACTGCAAGTTCTGCTGACGCAATAATCTCGTCCCGGCTCATCCCCTGAGTCAGCTTTTTTGTGACTACACTTCTTGCATATGGCCAATATTGCTGCTCGAATTTTGTCAACACCGTTCTCCGTTGATTTATACAATTTTCTTGATGTGTCGCAAACCTCAGATTCCCCGGTTGATAGTGGCTGTTCGTATCGATTCGGTCTATCTCCATTTCTCGCCCCGGGAGTCCAAAATTCTTTATCATATACAGACCTGCTTCTGTTACACTTACAAAATTGAAACGTAAATTGTAGAATGAAATTGAACACTAAAACTAAATAAAAAGATCCATAGGATTGCATCAATGGTAAAATTAAGTTACGACACAAAATTAACCGGAGGCAATCACTATGGACTACCTAAATAATACCATTAATACCCTACCTCGCGAAAGAGGACAACACTTAAGATTTGAAGATCGATGCGAAATCAAAGCGCTCCATAAGCAAGGTTACTCTTATCGCCAGATTGCAAAAGCACTTAATTGCTCACCTAGTACTGTGGGCTACGAATTAAAACGTGGCACTGCAACTAAGACGACACATCGAGGCAGACCAACAGAGTATGTACCTAGTCGAGGTCAAGCCGTTTACTATGAAAACAGAAAACGTTCTGGTCGTAAACAGCGCATTACGTCTGAAAGTCCATTTGCTATTTGGGTTGCAGAGCAAGTTAAAAAAGCTAACTGGTCATTAGACGTATGTGCTGGCTATGCTAAGAAGCATAATCTGTTTACTGAAGAGGAACTTGTATGTGCTAAAACGCTGTATAACGCCCTTAATCAATCACGCCTACCATTATCCCTATTCGATGTACCAGAAACTGCTTAG